GGAAAGCAGGTATCCGTACTCTGCCGGGAAGTCTTTCAGCATCGTATTCAGTTTTTCTATATCCTCTGCCGGAATACCGTAGTCTTTCAGCTTTTTATTCCTTGTCAGCATACCGTTGCTCCTTTCTAATCGTCTGGGTGGTGCTTATCGTACATGATCGCTGCGCATGCAAGACCAACCATTCCAAATATGGTTCCAATGGCGAATCCTAATAAGAATGTAATCATGCTTCTTCCTCCTTGATATAATCTTCGCATTCCTCTGCATATTCATAACTGTCCATATCATCACATCTGCACTGGCAGGAATCCTGTTTCTCACAGCAAATGCAGCACTGTGTTTCACCGTCTGGGCAGTCTAATTTGCAATATCCCATTCAGTCCTCCTTATATGGTTCTGGCAAGTGCATCCATGCTGTGACTTTCCAATATGACCTAGCACCAGTTAATTCCCATAGTTTCAATTTGCTTTGAAATTTTGCATAGGTTGAACGATATATTCTTCCGTCCATGCAAGTCACTTGATACGTACCGCTTGCTTTCGGCAGTCTCTCGCTGACCGGAATCCAGTTAGTAGCTTTTAAACGCTCAATAACTTCCTTCTGTTCCTCTTCTGTCTCGCAATGTATTACAACATCGTAAGTATCATCATATGCACTAAATGTACCATCTTCGTTCTGTACAAATTCCATTACATCACTCATGCTTCCACCTCTCGCTTGATTCCAAATATTCTTCCCATACAACCTGGAAATCATCATGCATCATTCTTTGAGAAATCATAAATCCAAGAACAAAATCGTTATTAATGTTTTGAATAAATTCTTTATCGCTCCCATGATTTCTCATGTATTCCTGAACCCTGTATGTTGCAGTTTTTATCTCATCAGTATTGCATATAATATCTCTAATTCCATTTATACTTCCTCGAAGCCGACGAATCCATTGTTTATTTTCTTTTCTATCTTCTTCCGCATCCACCAGAAGAGTATTCACAATATCCAGCGCACTCCCTGGAAGCCCATGCTTATACTGTGATTTCTCTTCTATCTCAGTTTTGTACTGCTCTAATCTGGTTCGTACTCTGCTCATACCTCCGCCTCCGAATCTTCTGGCATCTGAAAGACCATATTCTTTTTAAAACTTTTTACAAGTTCTTTGAAACCATTGACGTGAATATCGTTTGATTCTACAATTGCTCGATGTCCTGTAAATCCTGTTAAAAAAGTACGAGTAATTTTATATTCTTCATAGGCTTCCTGAATCATATCCAGTACTTTCATGGCTTTTGCTTTGGTGGAATATCTTCCGACCATGAGTGAGCCTGTACCATCTTCGACATAGATATCCTCGCTATCCTTTTCAGGAAAGGCTGATACTGTGCAAATATTTTCGAAATTTACAATCATTCTTTTATCCTGACTTCTGATTAACATTTTGCGTCCTCCTGATTCTTAAATCCCATCTTTAAATCATAAACAAACTGGCAAATTTTCTCTGCAATCTCATCCGCATTTTCTACATTCGCAAGCTGTCTGACGTACTGCTTACCGCACACGACGCAAGTTAATTTTCTGATTGTTTCCCAAACCTGCCACGAAATAATACTGGAATCAAAAGCATCCGTCATCAGAGATTTGCTTCCGTTCCCGTTCTCATCTCTGAACCACTTTTCTCTCGGCACTTTTAATGTGGTTGCAACATCTTCTCTGGTAAGACAACCTTTGTATTTCTCGTCCATACGTTTTTCTAACTCGTCCAGAAGTTCCTTCTTTTCCTGTTCTGTCATTGTGTCCTCACTTTCCTCACTTAGATTTTCTCCCTTTATTTTCCGAACCTTCTAACCAATTCTTTATTCAAATCTGGGATTCTTACATCTGTTTCAGATTCCAATTCCTCAATCATGCTCATAAAGCTTCTTTCGCCACGGTTCGCTTGCCCCACAAAATCATTTGCGCAATTGATTACGTCTAAAAGCCTTTTGGTTGAAAATCCATGCAGTTTTCTTAATGTCAACATCATAGTTACGGAATTGATCGTATTCGCCCAGTCGTCACCATTGCTGAATCCATCGTTGTAAGCCTGATCTTGCATAAATTCAAGCTCTTTTCTTGAATTCTGCATGGCTCTGGCAAATGCCTATGACATTTGGTTATCGCATTCCAACGCCCTATTTTTCTTTGGCGCTTTCATCTTTAATTTGCTTCCCATGTTTCTTCCTTTCGTATCTGTATTCCGTCAAACGGTACGCTCTTGATACTCCCGGATGTTCTGTGGCAATCAGAGAATCCATCTCCAATTGCCGCATATGTCTCTGGACGGTACACTTTGTGAGGTCTGTTCCATCCATGATTTCTTCGTAAGAAGGCATGTATCCGTGTTTCTCAAAATACTTGACAAGAAATCCGTAAATATCATTTCTAGCAGATTGCCCCTCATTATATTTCCTCTGACGGTAATTCATAGGCAAAACGGATTTTCTTCCGCAGTATTACTTTTTTCTGCACGCATTTTATTTAATCTTTCCGCAGCTTTCTTCTTTGTTTCATCGGAATATTTTCTTGGTGGATTGATTTTAATGTAGGAATACGGCAAGTGAGCGAAAATAGATCCATCATTATTTCTGGCAAGAATTTTCACATCGTCTGGAAATTCCTTTTCTAATTCCTCACATCTATTCTTCCAGGAACTTCCGTTCTTAGCAGTAACCCCTACATAATCTCTTCCGGGAATCCACTCAATTACACATTCGTTTGTATTTTCTGACATTTAATCATGCTCCTTATATAAAATCTCCTATGCTCATTTGGCTATCATTTTCAAAAACAAGCATTTCGTTTTTTGCTCTGCTATAAAAGTTCCTGTCAATTTCAAATCCATATGCACTTCTGCCAAGTTCCATGGCGGCTCTCAATGTGCTGCCACTTCCACAGCAAGGGTCAATCACTACATCCCCAGGGTCAGTAAATATTTCAATCAGTCGTTTTAGAACTGATACTGGTTTCTGCGCTGGATGAATTTTCGGAATATCTTTTCCGTCCTTCTCCCATTGGAACCAATTAAATACCATTTTCCCGGTTCCACGAATAGTCTTTCCGTTTTCGTCCGTCTGCGCTCCATTTCTGAATTTTGGAAGTTTATCTCTGTAGAATACAAGAGCATATTCTGTAGCACCTACCACACGCATATTTGCTTTAAGCACCTGTGGGCTGTAGTTTTTTATAAATACAAGCGGTATATAGTGAACAAAGCCATGTTTCGCAGCTGCATTGATCAGAGTTTGAATTTGTTCAAATGAGCAAAACACTATCATGCATGGTGCATCTGAACTTCTTCCTCTTGCTCCTGCCTTTTTCGGCTCTTTTTTCAACATTTTCGAGCAGAAATGGAAGTATTCATACAGGTTGAAGTTGAAGTCAGAGTTAAATGCTGCTTTCCCGGCTAATTTGCTTTCACCGTTCTTATTGTCACCTCCTGCGTACCACATAGGGCTACTTCCATAAAAGTTATTTCCTACTACATAAGGAATATCTGCTATGACCAATTGTGCTTTGGGTATGTTGTAGCATTTTCTATTCTGGAAACTATCTCTGTATATTTCGCATTTCACCCGATTATTCATATCTCCAATGAACTCCTTTGCATTCTTCGCCACATTCACACGATTTCTTAATTGCATATCTACTTATTCCAGTTTGTTTTTCCGCATTAGATATACTTCTGTATACATTTCCACTTTCAACGCATATTACAGGAAATGCCTTTCGTGTCATTCTATTCTCTATCATGTGAATCTGATTGCTTCTATGACTACACCATTCTAAATTTTCTACACTATTATTATTTTTATCCCCATCAATGTGATTAACATCTGAAAAATTGCTTTCGTTATGTAAAAACACTGTTGCAACCAATCTGTGAACATATAATTTTTCGCGTTTCTCATTTTTACTGAGTTGCACCTGGAGATAACCATTAGGCATTTTATATAGTGACAATATGCGTCCTACCGTCATTCTTACGCCACCATTTGAATTATTCTTTGCCTGGTGAGATATTGATTTTACCTTTCCACTGTTACTTACTTGATATAGCCCTTCATATCCTGGAATGTCTTTCCATATTTCATTTATCATTATTCAAAAGAAGCCCGGTGCACCCTTACGTCAGCTGAAGGCAAGCTCCTTTCATTTTTATTTTTTATCTTTGGAATTTAGCCAGTAGAACTACTGGTGTGTTAGAATCAGTGATAGTTTTCTTCATTGAGTAAGTCGTTGAATTTTTCCAACGCCTTAATAGATACTTTGTTATTTGTTTTTTCTGGTCTGATTGATACGTTTAAGTGAGTATCAATGATGTGTTTTAATTCTCGCGCAAGGGTTATTTTGCCTTGCTGGATTCCATCTCTATATCCTTTTGCCGGACGAAATTCATTTATTTTTTCTTTCCCTTCTCCTTGGCTACCAGAAGTTTTATTGTATCGGCATTGATATCCTTTTTTAGTGTACTCTAATATCCAGTATTGTTCCATTTTATCAAGCTGTTCGACAGGATAATGGATAAAATTTATTTTCCACCCAAAAGGATTTTCTTCACTGTAAAATCCTCTTTTCTTTATTGATAAATCAATGTGCTGATACCCATTAAGATGAGAACACATCCTCTGAATTATATGTACTGCCTGACCTATATAAAAGTATGGGATTTCATTTTCATCAGTTCTGGTTAGAAAATATATTCCGCTTCCATCGTCAAGCTTTGGATTGATTTTCAGAATTCTTTTTCGATTCGTTGCTTCAATAGCTTTTGCCTGCCTAAGCTTTTTATAATTCACTCGGTATCACTCCCATTCACTCTCATACTCATCTTCGTCATCATCTTCACTGTAACCATGTTCCATAATTTCTTTGAAAGTAGATATTGCTTTTTTGAACCTGTCACGCAAAACCTGTTCTTTCTGTTCAAGATCATCAATAACCTTTTTTCTTTCTGCGATTTCTTCTAAAAGAGATTTATTCTCTTCTTCAAGATTATATCTGGCAATGCGTTTCATGGTTGTTGGATCAAGTTTTACAAGTTCCTTTCCAGTGACAATAAGAGTTGTTGGATTCATCATTGCCGGCACATATGTTCTTGTTCCACCATAAACCGATGTAGTTTCTATTTGTTCTGGTGGTTCAGTAATATCCTCAATGGATTCAACATCAAAGCACATCATTTTCTGATTGCTAAAATAAATAATCTGTCCTGTTTGTACCATTTAATCACTCCTATCCAAACGCTACCTGTCCGTTGTTCTGCATATAATCCTAATTATCTAAAATATCTGGGTTTTCGCATTCCATAGCAACTGCAACATCTTCAATGAATTCATCCGGGATATAGATTCCAGCTTGCTTACAAATAGCATATTGTACTTTTGCAATGCTACGGATATCCGCTCCCTGCATTTTCATAGTATTTGTTAAAACTTTAAGGAGATTTGCAACTCCACCATGAGAATGAGGAATTTTCATTTCAGCGAGTTTGTTATTGGTAGTTTCTTTTAACTGATTTTCCATTTTCTTCCTCGTTTCCAGTCTTTTTTGATTAAACCATCCTAAATAGCTGTTAAATAAGTCGTCAAATGAATTGCTATTGCTAATTGCATTAGAAATGGTTTTGTATGTATCTTTCAACCATAATTGAAGAATATATTTTCCATTTTCATGAAACCAGTAATAAGCTTTTGCTTTGTCGGTTCTTATGCTCCATGGATTAAAATTCAACGCCATATACCAATTAATACAGTATTCCGTCATTCTGAAATTTTTGTTCTTCCCATTGGCATATGTCTTTGCGTCTTTACTGCTTTTTAATGTAAGTAAAGGCTGCCATTCTTCAATTTCGGAATTAACCATTTTTCTAAGCGCATCATAAACAGCAACTTCTACCATAGTTTTCTCCTAACTAAACGGAAATTCATCTTCCATACCGCCTAAATCTGGCACATCCATGAAACTAGGTTCTGGTTGCGGTACTGGTCGTGTATCTGTTTCCTGTTTCTTTCTTTCTGCAAATTCATGCTCTGCAACAAGGCAATCATTTGAGTAGACTTTTTCTCCGCTTTTGTTCGTATAGCTTCCAGTCTTCCATTCTCCACGCACATTTACTTTCGTGCCTTTTTTAAGATATTTCTCTGCGAATTCTGCATTTTTACCAAGGCATACGCAAGCAATAAAGTCAGATTTTCTTTCCGTGTTCTTTTTTACTCTTCTTTCAACAGCCAAAATGTATCTTGCAATTTTGGTGTCATTCGTTCCCATTCTGATATCTGGGTCAGCAGTTAATCTCCCAGAAAGAATAACAATATTCACAATTTATCACCTCTCAATATGAATGTCGCACCTGATAAGTGCGTGTTTGATTTTCTTTGTATTTCCTGTTACGCTTTCTTCTTTCCCAATAACAAAGGAAATATCATCTTCTGTTACGTCAAATCCTTTTGTTTTGATGTGCTCAACAAGGATTTCTTTGATTTCCTCTGCACAAATTCCGATTGTAATTTCCAATGGTGTTACCTCCCTGGTTTGTAGACTGATGGCATTGGTTGCCATGCAATGACTGGATAATATGCAATTCCGTGTTTTTTTACCATTCCCCATCTTCCACCGCCTAAATATGTAAGGCTTGTTGGTAACTCGACATCTTTTATGGTAACGTTGTATTTTATCCTATCTTCTGGGCTTTCTCTCACATCTGGTTCTGGCGGTAACTTTAAATCTGTTGGAATCCACATATCCGCAGAGCTGTAGGAACAAATCAGTTCTTCAACTTTCTTGATTGCATCATTCCATCCTTTGTCGTACTTACATTCCTGTTCGGAAAGTTCTGGCTTTTTCAGCTTGTCAAGTGTTTTTAAGAAGATTTTCATGTGTTATTTTTCCTCCATAGCTATCACATCACATCCAATAAATACCAATTCCTCATGTTCACTCATTCCATAGCCGACAGATTTTCTTCCTACTTTAAAAAATACATTATTTGTATTAACCGTAACTCCTTCAGTTTTTTCCATATAATCAGAAACAATAGCTTTCAAAATATCTTCATTTAAGAAAGTTTTTCTTTCGACTATCGGATGTTCTTTTGGCATATATTCAAGCCATGTCTCTACACCTTTGTATTCTTTTCCTTCTGTGTCAGTCCATTCGCCATTTCCAGTATATGCAAGCATGATGATTTTTTCAGAATTTTTCAGCTTTACATAATACAAACATGCGGTATCATCAGTTGGAGCTTCTGGAAGCACATCTTTTACTGAACGCCATACACTAGGTGAAGGAATTGTTTTTCCTGTTTTACGGTCTACATGCTCCTGTCCTTTAATTACATAGTTTCTAAATTTTTTTGGCATTAATTTTCTCCTTTCAAAATGGACATAAGTCCAAGTTAACTTCAAGTCCAGGTCTGGCAATCTGTACCAGTGCATCATCCCAAACCACAGTTTCTTTTATCTCTTTCAAAATCTGTTCCGGGTCAGCTGCTTCATTACTCAAATGCACCAATGTTACCGTCCGTAATGCTGCCGTATGGTTTGTATTTACTAAGCTTTTGCAAGTATCTAAAGAACAATGCCCTTTAAGCCTATGCGTGTAATTTTCAGCTGCTTTGTCAACCAATTCTCCACAATAGTTGCATTCAATAACTAAATGGTTCAATCGCATTGCCTTGAAGTTGTACTTGCAGTATTCAAAGTCGGTCATATACAACAACTTTCCCGTTTCTTCATGCTCTACAATATATCCAAAATTGAAGCAAGGAATAAGTTGTCCTGTGTCCTTATCTCTTGTGGTATGCGGCAAATAAAATGGTATTACTGTAAAAGAGCCAACACGAAACGGTCTTTTTTCTGGAACACCTTTCATTAACTCACCAGTGATGATTTGCAGATGTTCCACGGTTTCATCATTGGTGTAAATCTGAATACCAGCATTCATCAGTTCCCGAAATGATTTGATGTGATCTCCATGCTCATGACTAAGCAATACGCCAGAAACATCACTTGTTTTGTAATCAATAGCTTTCAGAATGTCTTTGTATTTGCATCCGCAGTCCAGAAGAAGCATTTCTCCGATGTTCGATTTCAAAACATAGCAGTTTCCGTGTTGGCTCCCTGTGTTTACTACTCGCATGAAAATTTTCATCACCTCGCTTTCTGTTTATTTGTAGCTATTTAAAATTGAAGAAGCAGTTTCTCCAATCATATTTTTATCGTCCTGCTGATACGGAGGAGCTCCGCTCCATAATTCTTTCATATCTTTTAAATCTGTAGCCACCATTGCGTCCCTTATTAATTGAAGCTCTTTAAGCGATAATTCCACAGTCACAATAGAATCCCAATTAATTCTCTTTCTTCCTATCTCTTTCATACTTCATCATCCTCCGGGAACCAAAATACAATGTTTGCCGGTTCGAATTTCATTTCATCTCCACTTGTAAAAGTTCTTATGATTCCAAACCCTTTGGTTGACACCATTTCTAAGAACTTTTTTTCATCATTTTCCGTAATGTGCATGTTCTGTGAAAAGAATGTTCCTGTATATGTGTTATGTAACATTTTCATGGCATTCTCAGCTTTTTCATCTGTCGAATAACGAGCCATGACTGTTCCTTTTTCACCTACCATTGGCACATATGCTCTTATGATATTTCCAGTTCTGCTTAATGATGTGATTTCATAAGGAACATCAAATTCCCCGCTCTGACTAATTAATCTCACTTCATTCTCCTTTCAATATCTAAATCCATACTATGGCATAGTTTAATGCAATTTCCATGAAGCATATGATTCTTGCATGATCCGTATTTTTCATGGAATTTTTCTATCGACATCTTCCCGTCATTCACTGCTCGTACCCATCTTCGGATTTTTCTCTGTGTTTTTCTTTTCTTATCACCACGCAATTTTCTGATATATTTTCCTTTATCAGTAACGTAATGATGAAAGCCCAGATAACACAAGCCCATGCGAAATGGTACAATTTGTGATTTAGGGTTTAATTCCAGTCTAAGACTTTCAACCATCTTTCGGATTGCCTCAAGAATTTCTCTGGCATCTTCTTTCGTTTTACAAATTACATAAAAATCATCGTTGTATCGTCCGTAATATGGATTTCCAAATTCAATCGTTATCATCTGATCCAGTGAATGTAAAAGCAACAATGCGTACTTCTGATTTACCTGATTTCCTAATGGAAGCCCGGGATTACCTGTACTGTCAATAAACAAATGGTTCAACCAGACTGTAAAATCATCATCAAAATAGTAGTCAAGTACGTCTTTCATTATTTCATGATCTATGATGTAAAAATATTTATGAATATCACATTTTACAATCCATCCATCATTTATCATTCTCTGATTCAAAGATTGAAGAAGAAAAGATACAAACTGGGCGAACACCGTAACTGTTGAAGCAGTAATTGATGCCGAAATAGCTGGCAGGCGAAACAACGGCATTTGTTGTGTTACAATCATTTGCTGGTGTACTCCATGGAGTAAGCAGCCACCACCATTCATCCATATTTGGAAGGAATTTTCTGTATTTTCGGTATTCATCCACCGTCAAAATCGAAATCTTATCTTTACAATGTCCGTATTCTGTCTGTCCGTCCAAAGAAAGCAAATCTCGATCAAACTCAATAACTGCATCTTTTCCAAACTCGTCCGTAATTTTTTTAAGAAAACGAGTATTTAACTCATTTCTCAGCTTACTCGAAATCCAGTTATTTGAATCTGAATCAAATGTTCTTTTTTTTCCGTCAAATCCATTCAAAATGGCAAAATATCCTTTTTCTGTTTTATCCAGAATCAGCCATTCCATACCTGCAAGTTCAATAGCTTTTCCGATTTCCGGCTTTCCGATGTGCTTTTTCTTGAATTCCGCGAACTCTTTACTTAATCTGGATAATTCATCCTCAAAATATTTCAGATTTTTCTTCATAATCATTCCTCCACCTTAGATACAAAGATATTAGATTTTAAGATACAAACTGGGCGAACACCGTTACTGTAGTCGTAGATACTGCTGCCGATATTGCCGGCAGGCGAAACAACGGACATCCTGTTTGTCCATCCACGTTCTTCCGTTGACCATGGTGATAATGCCCAATACCAATCATCTAAGTATTGATTCGGCATGATATCTGTATATTTGCGCACTTCATCAAAGGTAATAGGTCGAATTTTACATTTTACACTTCCGACTTTCTGCCCATCCACGGTAATAATATCTGCCGTATGCTCTTCGATGTTTTCAGCACCAAACTCTTCTTCAAAATCCTTTAAGATTTCTGTGTCGCACAACTTCTTTACATTTGATTTGTTATAATCCGTGTTGTCTCCGAATTTTGCATTTTCTTTCACCAGATCAAGTGAAATAATTTTCGTTGTATCTCCATACTGTTCCAGAACCTTGTATTTGCGTTTACCCGTGGTCTGAAATACTTCTCCTCGTTTCAGCGTTGACAACTCAATCTTTCCAGTTTCTTCCTGCTTTTCCAAAAGTTCAACTAGTTCCTTTGCTTTCTGTAAAATTTCTTTATTGCTCATATCACATTTCCTCCTGTTTCATAAAATCTGGAATTTCTGGCTCTTTACCTGCTGCCGGAACTGGTTCTTTCTCTGCTGTTTTTACGGTTTCGGCTACGGTTGGCTGCTTTGGCTTTTCTTCGATTGCTTCTGGCTGTGGAATGAATTCTTCTGTGTTTGCGTTCTCACTAATTTCATAAGCAACGTCCTGTTCAATAATATCCTGTTTTGGAATATTCTCTGTGTTTTCGTCAGCTTCCTGTACAAAAACATCACCGTGGCTGTTAATGATCTGCTTTAATGCACGATTGATAACTGTTTTCTTTGCCATTTGATCGGTAAACTTCTGGTGTGTTCCATTGCTGTTTTCTTTGTACCCATAGCCCTGTGACCAAGATTGTTTGATCTGCTTCATATTCATAACTTCCAAGTGTTTTGAACCATCTTCCATCTGAACTACTGCATATGCGCCAAGGATTTTATCATTATCAATATTCATAAAGTCCTGTTCGTGGGAATCCAGTACCTTGTTTCCATCTTCGATATGATATTTAAAATCATCACCATCGTAGATGATCTCGGCGTGAATATCTTTCATTCCGTATCTTCTGGCTATTGTAATGTTTCCGAAGTAAGACCTCTGGAACTGACACTGATTTCCGTAAGAAATAAAATATCCTTGCTTTTTCTGCACTGAAAGACCAAGTGTTGCCATGTTCATAAGACTGTTTGCAATGCTGATCTGGCTACAAGATTCCAGAATCGGCTTATTATTTCTGTCTTTTGTTTCTTTCAGAATCAGATATGCCCCCATGAGTGCATTGCTGAGATTGTAGTCTTTCGGAAAAGAAAGTCCATATTTAGTTTTTTCCTCTAACTGTTTTGTCAGCCCATCAATGAATGAGTTGTTGATTACAATTGCCGCCTGTTGTTCTCCTGCTGTTGATAACTGTGTTTTACTTGCCATTTTAATTCTCCTTTTCTTTCTTTATTGGGATATTTTGAAATATTGCTCAATTATTTAAAGTTCTGCGTTATTAAATCCCGAACAATTTCAGAAACCTTTCTGTCTGTCCTGGTTGCTTCCTGTTCAAGCTTATACATAGTCTGTTCATTTACCCTCACAGCAATAGTGTGGGGCTTTGGGTCTGTTGTTGGTCTTCCTGATGACATATAATCTCCTTTTTGTTTTCTAGTTGATAAATTGTGCTTAGAACCATTTTTTTAGTTTCTTCACACATAGGTTTTGACATTTTCTTACCAAGCCATCCAGGTGCATACCCCATTGCTTTAGACAGTTGGTATGATCTTAAATTTTTTTCTTTCATAAGTAATCTAATATCTTTGTTCGGTACTTCACGTTCCAATGATTGAGCATCCGCTTTTGAATTCCATGTTATTCTTTTTATTTTAAGAGGATCTCCTGTTGACCGAAAACGGTTATAGTGCAAATCACAATACCCTAGTTCTTTTACATACTTTCCACACCCTTCAACTTTACATATACTTCTTTTTCTTGGGTTTGCAAGCATATATTTTCTTAGAGATTCACCATGATTTAATGTGCTTGCACACTCTCTACTACATGTAACACTTTTTCTCCGCTGAAATACTTCATATGTTTTTCCACATACAGGGCAAACTCTATATCTTTCTTCATAGGACATTGGAATATAAATTCGCTTATTTGGATTCTCTTCTTTTATGTCTTTGCCTTGAGCAAAATATAATTCGCACCATTTTAAAGCAGCTAACTTTTGCTCTCTATTTGTAAAATGCCATTTATTAACAGTCAAAAGATTAAGCACTTTCCTATCTGTTAAATACAGATTTGATATATCGCAATTTAAACTGTTATTATCAAGGAAAACAATAATTTTCCCTTTTGGTATTTTCCCGTGATGTTTTTCCCAAACAACATGTTGTTTCATTTTATAATGCTGATGTTCTGATACATCCTTGTCATTATTTATTCTCACCATAATATAGTTTCCGCTTATATGCTCTGAACCAATTTCTGGCTGTGGCAAATTCCTTTTAATTCTATTGTCTGTGCAGTACATTTCTATCTGTTTTCTGGTTTTTCTTTCTCCGAATTTTTCATTAAATTTTCTAGTGGTTTCCTCATACGAAAAAAGTGGAAGTGTTTTTTGTAAAAATTCTTTTTGTTCTTTTGAAAATATACTACCACGCCCATCACAATCAATATATCCATGACGTTTTAATACAGAATGAAGATTTTTCCATTTTTTCGATTCCCCGAATGTAAAATTAAAAATATCTGTCATTTCTCTATAAGAACCATGCTTTTTGCAGTTTTTTTCTAACCACTTCAATTGTTCTTCTGTGTATCCACGCATACTTATTCTTCACCAACCATTTTTGAAATAATACTTTCTTTTCCAAGTTTTCCGTCAGAAATCAACTTATCCGTTCTAAGAACAACATCTGCATTGTTAATCATCTGTTTTGCAAGTCTAGCAATCATATCCGATTTTTCGTTTTCTTTTTTTGCTTCCTCGCTTGTAACATCCATACTGTTTGTTAATTCAATTCTTTCTCCTAAAATTTTTTGTAATTCCATTAATGTCATAATGTTTCCCCCTAACTGATTGTTTTAAATTTCATTTATCATCAAATCCCCATCCGTCACTCTCAGAACAATCATCTGTCTGTCTAATACAGGGATTCTTTTTTTGTCAATGCTCTCCGAATCATCAATCCAGAGCGGAAGATTCAGACCGTTCATTTCCTGTAATCCATTCAGTAAATCAACCTCGCAAAGAATTTTGTCGGAATGATTTAATCCGCTATTGTAGTCGATTCCATTACAGATCATTTTGCAAGTTTCCACTGGATTTCCCTCAATCGTGTAATCAAGGAAACTGAACTGGAAATGCTTAAAGTATGGATTGATTTTCTCTGCCAGTGCCTTATTCTTCTGGATTGAGAAGTTAAGAACGGTGTCTATGTTCTTTTCAATATCGGCTTGCACCTGTCCAAGGTCTTTCAGTTCCTCATTCATTTCGGCTACTCGCTTTTCTTTCTCTGTGACTGCTGCCTGTGCAATCTTAATGTCTGCATCCACATTGGAAATCTGTTTCATAACATTGCTGATCTGCATTCTTAATTCCTGTTTCTTTCCAGGAACATCATCAAATGATTTCAGTTTCTCTTCAAGTTCTGCAATTCTCGCTGTAACTGCAAGATATTCTTCATCATTTGTCATATCTACAGATTCTGGAGGCTCCGTAAATTTGGACTGTTCTTCCTCAATCTGTTTAGTGAGTTCAGCAACTTCATCCTGTGCTGCGCCGATTTCCGACTGTAATTTGTTGATTTCCTCGTTGGTTTTCTTTAATTTTGCAGAAGCAGAATTTCCAAGGTCGCAAATTCCTTTTAACTGGTTCTGCTTTACTGATTCCCAATTTTTCTTTTGGGTTAATTCAGTTTCAATTCTAAACTTCTTCTTTTCTTCAAAGGAGGCTTTCAATTCGGCAACCTGTTCTTCCGGCAGTTCCTGTCCGCAGGTGGGGCAAATGGTATCAGAATCATTGAATGTTTCAGCTTCAATAGCTTTCAGTCTAGAATCATTCCACTCCTTTTCTTTGATTCTTGGATAGTCCTGTCTGGCTCTATCCAAGTCAGCTTTTGCCTGTTTTGCTTCCCTTATGTGGTTATCCAGTTCCATTCCAATAATACGAATGCTTGATTCCTTTTCTGATTTTTTTAACATAAGTTCGGAAACTGTATCAGAAATAAATTTTTGTCTGGCTCTTAACCATTCATTCGCTTTGCTAACCAGACCATCCCTGGAAGATTTCAAACCACGGATTTCATATGAAAGGCTGTCATAGCCTTTTGCAGAATCTTCAAGAATCTGTTCCTGTTCTTCCAGTTTGGAAAGCTCCGCATTAAGCTCCTGTTTTTTGGATTCTAAGGAGGAAGTATCTTCTGCTTCAACAGTCCGATTGGTTTCGTAAGCAATCTCTGTATTTTTTGCATCAACCTTTTTCTTCTGCGCGTTCAGTTCTTTTCGCAGTTTTTTTAATGTATCTTCTACGGAGTATCCTTTTGTAATTTCTTCCACATGAGCGTACTGTGGATTCTCTTCCATAAACTGAGCAATATCGAAACCAGACATCTTTTCCAGTACCTTTCTGGATTCTGCTGTTGACTTCTGTAATGTGTCCAGAAATGGTTTTGGATTGCTGCACATCAGAAGCGTTGAAGGCTCTGCTATTGACTGGATGAACTCGGTATAATCCTTTGATTTAGCCGGGAATCCGTCAATTTCATATGAAGTTTCATTTCCATCGAATACCTCTTCTGACTGTCCTCTCGGTTTTCTCCACTTCTGTTTTGTGATTTTGCGGATCACTTTTTCTTTCCCATCAATCGAAAGTGTAAGCTCTCTTACAACATCAACCTTTGGCACTTCCACGCCATTTTCTTTTCTGCGAATAGAAGTAGGTTCTGTACCATTTGCCATCTTTCCTGTCAGAACGTCCAAATATGCGTCCTGCAATGTGGATTTCCCTTCTCTGTTTCTGCCAGAAATCTCTGTTCTTGGAAACAAATCTACAGACTTACTCGGAAACTTCTTGTAATTCTCCAACGAAATCTTTTTTACTTCCACCTTCATGCTCGATTATCCTCCCTATTGATACCTCATATGCAGTTCTAAGCTCTACTTCATCACCAGATAATTTTTTATGATAAATCCGGCTCTGGATTCTTCCGATTATTTTTACGAAATCTCCGACCTTGAAATTAGCAGCTTCTCTGGCTTCTTTCCACCATGCTATACATGGGATATAATCTGTTCTTCGCAAGTCATATTCATTGCAAGCAATCATCAAATCACAGATTTCTTTTCCTATTGGTGTTTTGCGGTAAATAGGAGGCTTGCAAAGATAACCTTCCAGAATGATTTTGTTTTCACCTTCTGCGCTCCCATCACCAGCCCCACACCAGATTGTTTCCGCTTTGATTTCAAGAATCAAATGTGACTTTCCGCTTTCATGTTTGTTTGAAGAACTGTATCTTCCTTCAACATAGACGTGTTTTCCAATCTTTAAGCCTTCCGTCTGCTTTTCTTCAACAATTACTGGAAGCAAATCTACGTTCCCACTGGTACGCTTTATACCAATATAGAATCTTAAAAACTTTTCTCCGTCCTTAAAAAATGTTCCTGGCTGAATATCCATTATTACGCCAAATATCTGAACTTCATTCTTATTATTCTTCATCCTCCAATTTCTCCATTTCTTTTACGGAAATCTCATATACTGTTTCCGTTTCTTCCCCATTAACATAAACATCACGGCTCATTAACCTGCCAGTTACTTTAATGTAATCATTTCTTTTAACCTCTACCGCCAGATCAGCACCTTTTCCCCATAAAATACAGCGAATAAAATCCGCTCTTTCCGAATAATCCCTTGGAATTGCCACGAAAAGATTTGAAACTTTCCTGTGCGTTACTGGTGTAAGTTTTGCATATGGTTCTTTCGTGCAACTTCTGGCAATAAACTCTACTTCGTTTATATCGCCCTCCGGAACCTGTTCATTCAGGATTTCCACTTCATCAGCTGCGATATAATTAACATTGTGGTGCTTATTTGGATTTTTAGAAGTGTCCATGCTTCTGATTGCTCCTGTTACCACAACTTCTTTTCCGTTATAATCATTGTCACGTACAATGGAATCTTCTATAACGATTGGGAACATATCTACTGCACCACTTTTACGAATGACTGTCAGCATGAATTTGTAATAGTATCTTCCGTAATGTTCGTGGCTGAATACTATTTCCCCGGCTCTACCGGATAATCTTACTTTATTTAATCTTTGCATTTACTTTTCCTCCATTTCTAATATAATAGGAAGAAACACCATTGAGAATAAGACTGTTGATATAAAGAACACCCCGATAGCATCAAATGATGTAAACATCCATGTGATTGAGAAGATTACTGTAAACATCCCTATTCCTACAAATATTTCTCCTATTGTCTTTACCACCTCTTTCATTTTGTCCTCACTTTCTTCTGGATGTGGTTACTGCAAGTGCAGCTGCCAGAATAGCGATAATTATATTTCTTGCCATCAGCTTTTCTTCCAGATCAGCAATGATTTCACTGGAAAGTGGCTGATTTTCGCCATTTTTTTGCATAAAAAATCCTCCTGTTATATTTTTGTTTGTCAAATACAGGAGGTTGTGTTATAATATTCCTGTATTTAACTAACTCATTCTTAGTTAGATACCGTCCTGGTTGGTGTTACCGCACCTTCCAGGGCAACTTAATCTACTTCTACAAATTTTCCGTCTTTCAACGTATAGAAAGTATCTTCTTTAATGTTTTCTCCATCTACCCGTACCATTTTAGCACCAGCAAGCTCCCAGTTTTCTAATGCATAAGGTCTTTTATACTCTCCATTAGACCACTTTTCTCCAATGTATCTCCAGTCAGAGATAATCAAGTGAGCACCTAAGCAACCTTTAGCTTTTGCCTCATGTCCCCATGCAATTGCAACACCAGTAGGATCATTAACAGATGAGGCTCCACAATACCCTGTCGCAGATGAGGCTCCACGATACCCTGTCGCAGATGCAAAGCCGTGTCTTTCATCTGATTTTTCCTCTTTGTTTACTTTACTCATGGTAAACTCAATAGCTGCTTTCACCAATCCAGCAATAGAGATTCTTGCACCAATCTTAATATCAGTAGCACATACCTTAGTATAACCTTCACTCTTATCCATTTCTCCAGATAACTCTACCTCATGGAAAACACTCTCAGCCGGATTATAATAACCAAAACAATCCAAAGGATACTCACACGCATGAAATCCCTCATTACAGCAATCCGCTTTTGCTACATGAAACTCTTTTCCCTCCTCATACTGGAAACCTCTGCACTTTAAATTCTTATCAAAGCCTTTAAAGCATTTCATTTTTTCTTTTCCTTCTTTGATTCGTCCACATCAAGCCCAAGCATTCTAAATGCCATATCCTTTGTGAAATCATAATCGTTCACGTTATTCGCCCAAGCTTCAAATGCCTTTAATCTTCCAACCAGAAGTGCATATTCCTCATTGGCGTTCTCTGGAATATAATCTGTGCTCTTAGTTTCTTCCATTATCACTTCTCCTTCTCTTTCAAATCAGCTAATTCAACAAGCCCAAGCAGAACTGAAAGAAACGGTGAATTTAAACCTGATTTCATCAACGCTTCCAAGATTTCTTTATCAAGTTCACTCTCGCTTTTAAGCCCTGTTTCAAATGTTTCACGAAGTGCTTCTTTTGCATCATCTTCTTTAATCCCATTATATACCAGGATATCTTTTAAACCGTGTACTAACGTTGCAAATTCTGCAAGAAATTCAATTTCCTTTCCAGAAACACTTACTGAACCTTTATCGCATTTAATCATTGTTTTTCCTCCCTGTTTTCATTTATGCCGTTTCTTCCAACATCTCAATGACTGGAAGAATATCTTTTTCCTTCAATGTGTTGTAAAGGAAGATTCTTCCCTTTTGTGTCCACTTGGTATTCATTTTCACATCTGGTCTTCCGTCTGATCTAGTAATATTTACAGTTTCAGAATGCGTATAACCCATATTGTGATAGGTACTATACAAAAGCCACTGTCCGCTCTGTTTGTATTGGATTCCCAAGTCATGAAGTAAACTGTTCATCTCTTTTGCAGACATTCCGTAATCTTTGGCAATCTGTGTGATTGTAACCAATCCTGGATTTTTCAGAATTTCGTCATAATAATCTGCTTTCGGTTTCAATTCTCCGATGATCTGATTCTTTACGCTGATCTCTGTTGAAAGAGCCCTTACGGAATCTTTAAGCTTAGCTATTGTCTGGTCTGCCATTTTTAAAGCTCTGGCAAATATCTGTTCTGGCGTGTTCCAGGCTTTCTCGAGGTCTAAAAAGTATTGTCGGTATTGTCTGCCTTTTTCTGAACGCTGAATCATACAAATCTGTTTCGCCATGTCTATAGAAACTCGATAGTCAGTAATTTCTCTTTCTGCTCCATTATTCACAAGTGTGGAACTTTTCACACTTGTAAAATCATTTCCTTCTGAGAAACCATATGCAGACATTCTTTCAAACCATCTTGAAAATCTATCTGTAATTTCAAGTCCTGTGTACAACTCTCTTGCTGATACCGTAGGCTGTTCACCTTCATAATTAATCGGTATTAATTCGTTCATTAGTCTCCTTTCCAATATTCATCAAAAATCCAATTTCCAAAAGCTATCCATTTTTCACCAAACAGCCAAAACGTCCAGCCATCCCTTCCTTCTTCATGGTATGGTTTCGCATCCACTATTTGTCCACGAAAACTTTTTGGAATACGCATACTATTTCCGATTTTCTTTTTCATTATCTGTTCAACCTCTTACAAATTTTCTTATAGTAATTCTTACTCTGGTGAAAAAGTCATAATCCGTGGATTATCTTTAAATTTTATACCCTCAATTTCACCTACTCCATTTTGATTAACTTTCAAAAATTGTAAATCTGTAGATAAATCAAAAGCATTCAGATCAATGGAAAGTATAGGTTCTGAATCTCCAACTCCCTGTTTCAACTCAAAACTCCTTACGCCTTCGAGTTTGTGACCATCCACAAGGATTTCTGTGAAGATTCCTTCATTGCCATTTACTTGCCGGATTTCGATTTTTGATGTTTTCATTAGTCTCCTTTCTTTCCATCATCATAGAATTTTGAGGTTCAAGAAGAGGTCTATCAATAATGCGTTTTTCGATGCTTTTCTTATCTTTTTTAGAAACTCGTTTTTTTGGCTGCTCCATGATATTGTGAATAGCTTGGAGCTCTTCCAAAATAGAATAAAAAACATTATATGTATCATTCATATAATTTTTCTCCATTCTATGATATAATCTCCTTTAGGAAGGAGGTGTTGACAATGGATAACTTTCAAATTGCTCACGACTTAGCTGTTGCCAAAGCAGTTAAGGAAGGTTCTGGTTCAAAAGAAATTCTTGATTTATACCACACATACAATGATGAATTTCTTGCCTTGTTAAGCAAAGAACCTGTCAAAGTTGGAAAAGCAACTGCAACAAAATACCCATCAGCTAAATAATTATCTGGTGTGCTTTATGTAATCTCTTTTACATAGAGCACATCTACTGGGTTAAACTTCAAGTAATATTGTTTTCCATTGTCATCCCATTCCAAACGTATCAGTTGATCTCTAATGTCTGGTTTCACAATATCATCCGGGAACACACACGGAATTTCGATTGTTTCCCCATTTTTAAATTTGATAATTGTCATCTTCCAACCTCCTTATGAGCTTTCCTTCTTGTCAATGCTGTTTTCTGTAGTGTCAATGACACCATTCATATATCCAAGAAGATAGTTTTTCTTATCATCTGGTAACTTATCAATTCGTTCAGTTACGTTTCTGATAAGTTCTTTCTTTTCCTCTGACATTCAATCACCTCCTATTTGTTCATCTGATGTACACAATATACCACACTTAATGCACATTGTCAATAACTTTTTGTTGACTAAATGTACAAAATATGATATATTATTTTTAGGAGGTGAGAAAATGACATTAGCGGAAAGAATTCGGTTTGTTCGTGAAAAATACGGTGATAGCCAAACTAAATTTGCCGAAAAAATTAAGATTTCCAGATCTGCTGTAAGCAAGATTGAAAGTGGTGAAAATACTCCTTCCAATCAGACTATTACTTTAATCTGTAAGGAGTATCACACAAACTATCTGTGGCTAACAGAAGAAAAAGGTGAACAGGAATCTGACAATAGTGATGCGCAGGCTATTGTAGATTCAGTAATGAAGGGCGATAACGAATTTGCTAAAAGTGTTTTGGTAAAATTTGCGAAGCTCAGTGAAGATCACTGGAAACAAATTGAAAACATTCTAAATGAATTGGAAAAGAATTAAAGAAAGGCCGGGGTTAATCCCCGGTCATTTCTTTTATATAAAGATATTCAAGAAGCTTATAAACACGTTTAAGCGTGTAAGGGTCTTTCACCTCTTCTAAAAGTTTTTTAATTTCCTCTTTGTAATTAATATCATCATTTTTCTTGTAATCCACGTAAATCCCTCCCAATATTCCAAACATTTGTTCTTATTTATTAAATTATATCATGTTTTCATAACCATATACCGGAACGGAATCATCTCCACTTAAATCCTTCCTAGCAAGTTGCTTTTCCTCGATATTATTGCAAATTATGATTTTTTCAGTATAGATATTGTGATTTTGGTACTTTTCATTCGTTATATATGTAGATAGAAATAAAGGGGCTGGGCTTCTGGAATCGAGGGATTTTTTGTGTTCATTTGGATTGCTTTTGATTTCCGTCACCATTTTTGCGATAGTTTTAACCCTCCCAAAGATAATACTACGCTCTGGGCTGAAATACATATGAATCCCAATAAACACATGCACAAACATCAATATTAAGATAATCGCTATCTTCTTACATCTTTCCATCATACAGCCTCTTTACACTATCTTTCTTATGTGGTACGATAATATTGTATCAAAAAATATACAATCATACAGAAAATGGCGAAATCAGCACCTCTGGTGGCGAATTTTACATGAAAAGGGATGATTTGAATGCGAATTGCAATATGTGATGATAACGAAATCCAGATTGGTATATTTATGCATCGGATTAATAATTTTCTCAAACGAAATGGTGATATAAAAGCATTGATTACTCCGTATGATAAAGGACAGCCACTTATTGATGATGTGGCAGATGGCGAATGGTATGATATTGTAGTTTTGGATATCATTTTGAGAGAAGAAAATGGAATTGAAGTTGCAAAGGAATTGAGATTAAATGGCTATGATGGAAATATTATTTTCTGGACAGCCCACAAAGAGTATGTTTTTGAAGCTCTTGATTTACTCCCAATTCACTATATTATAAAAGGATCTGAAAATGGCAGAATGTATACTGCTTTCAATCATGCTCTGGAACATATCAGCAAAAGCACTCTTATGATAAAAGGAAAAGACTTTATTCATCGGGTGGAATTTCAAAATATCGAATATATTGAGAGTCGAAACAAATACATCATTATTCACTGCACTTGCGGTATAGTTTATACGGAACGATGTAAACTATCCGATATTGAAGAATTACTAGATTCCAGATTTTTGAGATGCCACCAGAGCTACATAATAAACATGGACGAGGTAAAAGAAATAAACGATTCGTTCCTTATGTTTTCTGGAACTACGGTGCCAATCAGAAGAAAAGACTTTGCAAAAATAAGAAACGAATTTGAAGAATATACTATTTTTAAGTAGCTCCCGGGAAAGCCCCGGGAGTGTTATTATTTCAGTAATTCATTGACTTTTTTCTGCACTTCCGCGTAATTGTACCCGGCAGCTTCCAGTCGGTCTTTTCTGTCCTGTCCATTCCCCCACTCGCCGTTAATGACTTCTTTTGCAACCTGGGCTACACTTTTCTTTGCTGTCACGGAATACACAGCTTTTCCATTCCAGTCAAAAACAGAGTAACCGGCTTTGCAAGCCTTTTTCGCATTTTTCAGTGACTTGTACGCCCCGATCTGGCTCTTGGAATCCTTCCAGGTCTTGCGAACACGGTAATACTTGTCAACCTTTACTGTCGGCTTTGTGGTTGGAACTGTCACGGTTTCAACAGAAATAAGCTTCTTGAATCTATCCCAGTCACCATTTTTACGGATAACGGATGGACAATTCTTAGCGCACACATCGTAATGCTGCACTACTCGGCTTGCCGGAATACCGTATTTCTTCATAATCTGCTTACATACATCAACAGTATTCAGGAATGCTTTTTCGTAGTTATATCCGGCATTCATGCACATTTCGATTCCAATAGAGTTGTGATTGTTCACAGTTCCAAACAGTTTACCGCCGTAATTCACTCCAACGTGCCATGCTCCACGATTGTACGGCAAGGCTTGGTATGCTGATTTATCGTCCACGAATACGTGGGCTGAATAGCCATGAAAATTGCCGTTATGCTGTGCAGTGGCGTGTGCTTTGGCATCTGCTGTCTTGGCGATATTATCTGTATTGTGGATGACAATATACCGAGGTGTTTGTCCTGCGTAACTGTTGTTGTTGCTGATTAATGAGGTGTTGATATTCATGTATGTTCTCCTTTCATTATTGAGATTAAAAAGTGCATAATAAAAAGCACCCCAAATGGGATGCTCTTTAGCATAAACTCTTTATACAATATACCTACCATGATTAAATTCTCTGTCATAATGACATCACCTCCTTACCACAAGTATAGCTGTAACGTGATAAGGAGGCTATAATTTCCGCAGCTCTCTAACACATAAAATAGTGATTTTTTATGCCATTTTGCCCCGATCGGAATGAAACCCGTTTTATATTGCCAACGTTTCTTACTGCCTTACTATTTTATTGAGCTGAAAAATATTTCCAATTACTCCAAGAATCAGACTTTTTCGTCCTTATTGCTATTTTTTCACAGCCGAACGAAAAAGCCAATTGTGCGGTATATGTTTCACTACCAGGGTTGTGTTGTATAACACAACACCCATTGCTGCTCAATTCAGGAAGCCCTTTAGGATTTATACCCGTATTTAAAATAAATGCAGCTGGTGGATTATCTAAGTCAGATACTTGTTTTTCATAGATTGAAAACCGGTCACTATTTAATGTGTTAAGTGCCCCAATAATTGTCTTGTTTTCCGTTTCCAATTTACCGATAACAGCCGTTGACATTTTATCCACGACATAATCCCAAAATTTGCTCATTAATCCGCGCTTGTTCGCTCTCGCAGTTGCGTCATACAGCATTACTTCGTCATTATCCGCTAACGTATCTTTTGATGTGTATTCAGTCCATTTTGGCATGTGGTTGTCCTCCTTTAATTCAATTGATTTTTATTGATATAGTCTTCAATCGCCTTAATATTTGCCGAAAGCCCATCGTCAAAAATGAGAAAATTTCCTTTCTCGTTCTGGCTCAAAACCTTTCCGCTTTCGGTATCAATCGTTGAGTAGGTAAAGGCGATTCTATCGCCCTCTCCTGTTGACAGTTTCATAAATGATGTAAGTTTTTTAATCTGGCTCATAATAATTCTCCTTCCATTTCTTGAATTAGTTTTTCTCTTTCCGAGAACATTTCATTCTCAATGTCGTTCAATCTAAAATTAACTTCCCTATCTTCTTTTCCGGCATTAAAGCGTATAAATTCTTTATTTTTCTGCTTTGCTTTCAGCTCCCACGCAAAATGCAAGCCTGGTGTTCCTTTTACCTTGAAATAAGTATTTGTCTTTTCAGCTATCCATGTTTGTCCCTCTCCTTCATTCTGTAAGAACACATAATACTCGATTCCTGTGTCGGTCGATTCCTGAAATATATCATCAATCATAATGATTGCGATTCCGTCATCTCCGATTACGCCACCGCCAAAATCTCCCAGAGTTGGAGTTGGAGTCTCGTAGCAGTAAAATAGCTGTTCTCCATAGTTTTCAGTGTCAGCTATTATGGATTTTGTTCCAGAAACCTTAAAATCGCCAAAAATACTAACATCTGAATTGAATTGTGTTCTTCCCAGATAATGTTTTGAACCGTCTGTAAAGCCACTTTCTGTTGTTGTATTATGTGGTGTTAAATTTAATGAGTTAGCGTAAGAGGATGCAATACCACTTGCGCTGTATTTAATAAATTGTCCTTGTGCATCCATAGCAAGCATTGATGGAGCGTTATATTCATTTCCTACGGAAATCTGTAGGGTTCCATTTTTTTTATTATAAATTCTGTTGTTTTGAATCGTAAATCCGCCTATAGTGGCTCCAATTGCCGCAAGCTCATTCAAGGACATTTTTTCAGCCGTGACCGCCTTAGCATCTAATTTTTCTGTGGTAATAGAACCAGCTGCTAGAGCATTAGCGGCTATGCTCAACGCTTTAATAAATTGTCCATTTACATAAATGTTTCCGTTTTCGTCTAAATAAATTCCCTGTGCCTTGCCACCATTGGTAAGCTTGCTGAAAATATCGACTTGTGTCTGTCCATCGACAGCTGATTTTGCTGAGCTATTAGCAATCTCATCGACCGTCTTTCCTTGTAGCGAAAAAGTCTTTGGAGCTAGAATAACATTTCCGTTGCTGTCGATTTCTAAAGTCACATTATTGTCGTCATCAATAACTTTCAGTCCTCGACCATTGATTCTCTCACCAGCAAGCAGTCCAGCCAGAATATATTTTGCATTAATGTATACTTTTCCATCTTTGATATAGATTCCCTGTTCAGTGCCGCCTTTTGTGAGTTTATTGAACACTTCATCCTGTCCAAGACTGGTATCATACTTATCAATTGCATTTTTAATATCGTCTTTGTCTGCATACTTGAAATCAATCCAATCGGATGCGTCAAACGCTCCGCCAACACGATTTACAGTGGATGTTTTGAGGGAAGCCTTTCCTTCACTATTGGTTGTCACCCACAAGTCACCTTCGTAATATGGCGGTTTTGGCTGAACCATATAGACAGATGACTTCCCATCTATCTTGTCTAACAGCTCATTTGGTATGGATTGTGGTTGCCAAATACCGGATTTGTAAATCCATTGAGTGTTATCAGAAGTATTGTGCCAAAGGTCACCTTCATGCTCTGCTTTCTCTGATTCCCATACCAAGATAATTTCATTCCCGGATTCATCCAGAATCTTGTTTCCGTCAATATCGCACCATGGTTGTTCCTCTGTTTTTGTCCATTTAAGAGAAGGGTCGTTTGGCTGATACCAAGTTTCAATTTTTCCATCAATCTGTGTTTTTAAAGAATTAAGAGAATCTTTAAAAACGCCATTGATAAATAAATCTAAAGAACTATCATCTGTGTATTTTGAAGCCTTTTCCCAATCTGAAGCAGAATAAGAACCGCTTGCTCTGGCAACTTTACATCTCATCAAATCACCATTAGAGCCTTGTGTCCATAAGTCTCCAATGTCATAAGGTGGCTCTGGCTGAACTACGAATACTCTGCGCTTATGATCTGCCGTATCTTGCGCTTTTTCTGCGGCGGCAAGTGCTAACGTGATATCGGTATCTTGTACCAATTGCCATTTCCAAGTTGCCCCGTCTTGCATAAAACGGTATGCATATCCCTTGGATTTCCAGTAAAATAGGTCGCCCTCATGTTTCTTTCGTTCTTCGTTGGTAGTCCACTCGGAAGCCGGGATATTCTGCAAGGTCGGTTCATAGTCATAAAAAAAAGTCTCAATCTGTCCGTCGATTTGAGACTGCAAATTATTGATATCAGTTGTGTATGTATTGCTTATAAAATTATTTACTTCTGTTTCTGCTTTTTCCTTTGCAATCGCATTAACATCTTTTCCCTTGACTTGTACGGAATCCGCATTAATAACAACCCTTCCTGTTGTTACATCAACCAGGAAAGTTATGTTTCCATCTTTATCAATAGCCTTAATGGTTCCCGTATTAATCCAATCTGCATTAACACCTGTAGCCGTAAGGATTCTGGCAATTACATCACCATCAACTGTCATGCCGCCATTCCAATGTTGTCCACCATCTGTAGATACAGCCCATGCTTCCGCAGTCATTTTCCATATAATGTCAGAATCGGATAACTGCGGCTTATTATGAAGATAATAGATGTTGCTTCCGTCCGGCTGTGTTTCTACTGTCGTGTATGCTCCAGAAGATTCAGCAAGGCGTTGTGATAATTCTTCCAGTGCTTTTTCCCTGGCGGTACGTTCATCTCTTAAATTTTTATTATTTTCTGCCTGTATTTGTTGATTAAGGCTATATTGTTTCTGCTTATTTCTGGATGCACTCTTAGCACTGCATTCAAGTTGCTCAAATGCGCCTGGATTCAAAGTAACAGAAGTTAGGTAGCTCTTATACTGTTTTCCGTTTCTATCGGAAATCGCAATGGTGTCACCAGCTTCCCATGCAATATTTGTTAAAGCACCGGTAGAAAACGGTCTGAATTTCATTCCAACACATCTGTCTGAAATAATCTTGCAGATTGCTTCTCCTGTTCCCTCTTGGATTAGCTTATTATCACTTATTTCGATAACGTAGCCGGATTTTCCCGACTGATATGTTTTCGCTTCATTTTGAGAAGAATTTTCAACGTATTCTGTAACTTTTATACCTGTTATTTCAAGATCATACAGCCATGGAGTAAATCCGTTTGTTTGAATTGTTGTAATCCCAGTCTGCATGATAGTAATGATTTGTTCACCAGTGGTATCTAATATGTCGTTACCTTCTACATCTTTCCATGGAGTTTCCACCAAATCATAAAAATTATCCGGGACTTCACGTTCATACCATCCAAAGCATAAGCGACCATATTCGTCACATTTCGCCCACTGGCAGCCCATCTGTGCTACCCATGCAATTACCTGTCTGAAAGTAATACTGCTATCGTCTGGTCGATTCTGTATTATCAAATCATCATTATCAAACCTTGTAGATTGAAGTGTTACTCCGCACACCTCGCAAGCATCCTGGATGATCTGTAATCTGGTTGCCGGATAGGACAGCTTACTTTCTGAATAATCACGATCAAATAATCGCATGGAATCTTCACAGGTTAGGCTGATAATTGCAGTGCTTTGATATGGAGCATCTGTTACCGTCATAGTACAGATACGGATTTTTTCAATACCAGTAGATAATTCAAGTCCAATATAGCAAACAACCCTTGCTCCATCCCAGATGTAATCTGTGTACTTTCCAGAAAAGTTGTTGATCTGCAATGTCAGCTTATTTACGATAGCTGCGCCGATATCAAAAGAACCACTTTGCGATACTGCATCCTCAAATTTGAAGCCATTAGACCATAAATCTTTGTCGGTAATGGATAATGTGCTTCCGTCCGTAAAGGTAAAATCTGCATATTTCAGATAGTTACGGTTCCCACTATTCTGTTGTTCTTTAAATTCCGTTGATAAATTTCGCATGTCTTACCTCTCGATAAAATCAAATTTAAGTCCTTCCATGCGCTCATTGCCTATCCACCAACACTTAAAAGGGGATTCCCTGTCACCAACATAAAATGTTCTGGTTTCGTGTTTATTTGCAGATAGCAAGTCTGGATATGTGACCTGTATGTACTCTGGATTTACTGCCTGTATAATTTTGCAAGCAGTGTCCCAGTCTGGGCCATTCCAACCTACAGACAGCTTTCGTTTCTGTCCAACTCTGTTTTTGTGCATGGTCGTATCGTCGGTTCTGCCGGATTCTGATGCCGATATATCCTGTAATCCCCATGTAAAAGAAGAAGGACAGGGCATTGCTACCCCATCCACTTTTAAAAATGCTTCTGCCATATGCTAACCCTCATGTAATCAAGATAAAATTGAATTTTCTATAATATATAAGGTGTCTTTTGAATTTTCACTATTGTAATACTCGTATATTTCTCCATTCACAGCTTCAAACGCAATTTTTGCATTCTCCTGTATAAGGTCTTTAGAAGCTTCAACTCCTTTTTCTTTTAATGATTTTATAATCAAGTCAATTTCTTCCGCTCCATCTCCACAGCAATATTTATTTATGTAGTCAGCGTATGAAGTAAAATAATTAACTAAAAAATTCTTATCTTTTTCTTTTAGTTTCCACCCTTTTTCAAAATTGATTTCTAGACAAACCTCTTTTGTTTTATTTTGTTTGCATGAAAACATTTTTTTGATTTGCTTGTCCATCTTTTGAGAAAATCTATCGTTTTCCAACTTTATTATTTCTTTTACTTTTTCGATTTCTACAATTTCGCCTAATTCATTTACTGTCTTATCTATCAGTAGGATATCTAAAAAAGAAAACCACTCTCTGTCAATTTTGTATTTTTCAAATGTTTTATGTAAAATATTTTCTACGAAAAAACAGTTCTTGATATAATTACTTTCGTAAAGGATTCTTGCTGTTGGGCATCCGCATTTTAATTGTTTCAACCTATTTTGAGGTTTATGCGCTATTCCAATTTTATACATCCCTTTATATTCGCAAACATATACTTTCTTTATATTGGATAATCGCATAAATTCATATCTCCTTTATGATTTATTTTTTGGCAACAAAAAAGCGCCTACCCCAAAAGGTAAACGCTTTAAAAATTGCTTATTATGATTTTATATCATAGCATAGGTGGTTGGTATCATTCAGTATACTTTGGTATCATTCATGGTTTTCATATTCAACCATTGTCTTAACCACGCCGTAAAGCATATTGATATTTTTCTCTTTTGTGATTTTTTCAATCAGTTCTAAAATCTCTTCCTTACGTGTCATTCCACAATTCCTCCCAACGCTCTAATCAACTTCTGTTTGCGGTTATACTTTAAAATCTCGGAAATCTGCCCCATCATATCATCCATTGTCATGTTGCTCTTCATGCTGTTGCAGCGCTTACACGCCAGTTGCAGATTCTTAATATCATTGGTGCCGCCACGAGACAACGGCATAATGTGGTCGATTGTCATTTTCTTAAATTTGACTGGCTTACCGCATATCGCACATTTTCCGTTGCATTTGGCGTACACGCTCTTTTTCTGAAAGTCATTGAACTGGATTCTATTTGCCATACGATCACGCTTTCTGTTCCATAGATTCAAGAGCCTTAAATTTCTGTCTTGCTTTATTGGCATAATCGCTCAAAATCAACAGTTTCATTGTCATAAATTGCTTGTTATGTGCAAAGAAAAGGCTTTTCTCTTTGTCCATCTCTTCTGTGCTGTTAAATCCATACTGTTCCATGAAATCATCCACAAGAAACTTGATTTTATCAATAGTGTCCTCTACTTCGAACATTGTGTTTTCTCTATCCATATTTTCTGTCATTTTATTTTCCTCCTGTGTATCCCTGTAAAAATCTAATTAAAAGAATCTCTGCTGTGCATTTTCTGTATCAATCTCATTCTTCAAGAAAACTGGCGGTTTGTATTCTCCAATAATCTTGACTGCCTGTTCTACCTGGCTTCTCTTAATTGCCTTGTAGCTTTTGACCTGGAACTGGTAGCGCAGGTTGGAATGAATGTTACTGTAAACCTTCTGGCGAATGGAACGGCTATTGTAAGCATTGGATTCCTTGCCACCAAGTACCAGTGTTCCTTTTCTCTTTACGGCTTCCGTGATTTTCTCCGCTTCAATCGGGAGAATCGGTAAATCCATTTTCAAAGTCTCAAACTCTGTCTGAATATCGTCAATCCGCTTATTCAGTTCTACGTTTCCCTGTGCTAGAAGCTGAATCTGTTCGGGGATGGTCATTGGTACTGGGTGGCGAACCGTTTCTTTTAATTTGTCCTCTACTTTGAGAAAATATTGTCTGGCTTGTTCACCTTTGGCACTCTTTGATTGCATAGAAAGTTTCTTTGCAAAGCTGGCAGAGAGTTTATAATCTTCTCTTTGAATAACGCCACCTGTCGGTGTCTCCTCCTCAAGGAAGAGTCGCAAATAATCCTCATTTTCGGTTGCGAAATCATTTTCTGCAATGTTTCTCTTACACCATCTAGCAAAATTTTGTGGCGCTAACTCAAGAAAAGCATATAACTTTCTGGCAGTAGTCATACCCTCTTCATCAATACCAAGTGCAATCTCAATAGGTGTCTGGCTTGCTGTGTTAATTGTGATTTCGTTCATATATAAAAATCCTCCTGTGAAATTTTAATTTTTTATTTGCAAACAGGAGGTATACAGTGTTATAATTTGTATAGCCTCCTATTTGGTGGCAGAAGCATTTAAGAGATTCTTAACTTTGGTCGGTCGGGAATCTCTTATTTTTTATCACTCTGGAACATTTTATCATACTGCATTTCAATCCCAATTCTCACAATTTCAGACCTTGTAGTAGCCTTTTCAAGTGCAACAGCATCCAGTTTTTGAAGAGTTTTCTTGTCTAATCTTGTCCTTAACATATAGTCTTTTGGATTGTCAGTTAATTTTGTTCCGATTTTCATAGCAGCCATTTATATCACCTCTCTTTCTTTGTTGCTACAATCCTATTATAGTGTGTAGCAACAATCCTGTCAAGCATTATTTTAACTTTTTTCAAATTTCCTATTCCGCTATCCGTTTTGGAGTGGTAAAATATATATATCATCGCAAAAAGGAGGGGGTATTTATGTCTTTGATTAAATGTCCAGAATGTGGAAAAGAGGTAAGTAATAGCGCTAAAAATTGTCCTAATTGTGGTTTTTGCTTGAAAAAGAAAAAAACATTTGTTATCTCTGTAATCATAACAATTATTGCTTTAGTATCTATAGGTGTTTTTGGCTTCTTAATTACGCACAAAAATATAACCGATACGAATTATTCTGCCTTTGGTGTTTATCCCTGGGAAAATAATACATACAATTCTATTTACTATTATTTTTCATCTCCAAAACGATACGATGTTATAGTTTTTCGTTACCCAGATGATGAAGAGCAAATTTTAGTGAAAAGAATTATTGGCTTACCTGGCGAGATGGTTGAAATCCAAAACGGAAAAATTTTTATAAACGGCTATACCAAAATTGACCTTTCATTTGCAAATGCAGTTCCTGTAAGAGATTTTGGCCCTTATGTAGTTCCTGAAAATTGTTATTTTGTTTTGGGAGATGATATCAATAATTCAAAAGATTCTAGGTATTGGAAAAATACCTACGTCAGAAAAGACCAGATTATTGGAAAAGTAAACGAATGATTTTCTATGCCAGGTGAATTCACCTGGCATTTCTATTGTATGGCAGAAAAATCTCCTTTTGGTGTTTACAATTACACCGAAGGGAGATATGATAACAATATCAACCACTTCGGTGTGTTGAGTGCTTAAAGAGTTCCGACTTTTCCAGGGTGCGTGAATCCTTTTTTATTTGTTTGCTTTTAACATATTCTTGATTTCGATAATTTCCTGTAAGATTTTATCCTCTTTGTCTGCACGAATATCTCCATCAATTAATCTGCGAATATAATCGTTTTTACTCACCCCCATTTCTTTTGCTTTCTCACCGACAAAATCAAGCTGTTCTTCTGTCAGTCTTAACGTAAATGTTTTAATACTCATTAATAGCATTTCTCCTTTCTTGAAGTCATATTGACTTCTCGCTTATAATATACCATGAAGTCATTTAGAAGTCAATATCATTTTCTATTTTTTAAAATCTTTGCTATTAAAAATAATAGCAGAAATTTATTGACATTTCACTAAAAATTCTATAATATAACAATGCAATCAAAAACAATAGCATTGTGAAAGGAGATAAAGTATGCTAGTACGAAATAAAAAACAAGTGCAAAAATCTTTTAGAATTGACGAAGATGTTGAAAGAGATTTAGGTCTACTGTCACAGATCACAGGAAGAAGCCAAAATGAATTGGCGAATGTTGCACTTGAAGAACTGCTGCAAGATAACAGTATTCATTTTCTAAATATTGTAATATTGGAGCATTATGAAAGTGAAGTTGAAAATGCGGATGAAATAGCACCTTTTATATTGGGAGGACTAGAAGTTCAGTTTGCCCCTGTTGACGGAACAAGTGAAATTGAAATTACAAGCATTGTTAGGGACGGAGAAAAAGAACTGGATAAGTATACAAAGAGAATAGATGAATGCAACGGTAATGAACTTGAAAATTATCTTATGTCTTTAAGTATGTATATAGATGTAAAGGCAGAAGATACTGTACAGTATTTGAAAGATAGAACGGATTATAGAGATTATGTAAAAGTAAGAAACAAATAAAAATAAGAGATTCCGTACCGACCAAAGTTAAGAATCTCTTAAATACTTCTGCCACCAAATAGGAGACTATATAAAGTATAACACTATATGCCTCCTGTTTGCAAATAAAAAATTAAAATTTTACAGGAGGATTTTTATATATGAACGAAATCACAATTAACACATCTAACCAGACACCTATTGAGATTGCACTTGGCATTGATGAAGAGGGTATGACTACTGCCAGAAAGTTATATGCCTTTTTAGAATTGGATTCTAGCAATTATTCAAGATGGTGCAAGAGCAACATTACAGGAAATGAATTTGCAGAGGAAAACGTTGATTATTGGGCATTCGTCATTAATGACGAATGGGGAGGGCAGGCTACTAAGGACTACAAAATTACTGCTCATTTTGCAAAGAAGTTATCGGTAAAAGGTAATAGCGAAAAAGCAGAAGAAGCTAGAGAATATTTTACTAGACTTGAAGAAAAGGTAAAGCAACAAGTAATTGATTATTCTAAATTGTCCCCCGAACTGCAAATGTTCAATCAGATTTTCCAACAAGTAGCTAAGACCGAACTGGAACAGAAAAAACTTGCGGAACGTGCCGACCAACAAGAGAAGAACATGAAAACCATCATTGATACTTTCAAGGGGATGGATTCCGATGTTGGCACAGAGAAGTGGGTGAACCGATGTATTTCAAAGATTGCCGAGAGCGACAATTTCTCTTACTCATTCGGAAACAAATATGCCGCCGCCAGAAATGAAAGCTACCGCAGACTGACAGACAGAGCTGGTTGCCGATTAGATCAGAAACTTAGAAATGCGATTTCCAGAGCTGAGGAAAGAGGTTGCACAAAAGAGCTGATTAATCAGATTAATAAACTGTCCGTAATCATGCAAGATAAGCGACTGAAAGAAATTTACATTGGTGTGATTAAAGAAATGATGATTGCATATAGAGTAGAAATTGCATGATTGCCGTAGAGCCAAGAAGTCTTGGCTCTATTTTTATAACAGCAAAAAGGCTAGAGATTTCTCCCTAGCCTAATTTTATCAGTTAATGTATTCAACATCTATGCTTGGCAATGTTACTTGTTTCCCAAGAAGTGTTGTAGAATTTAATGTTCCGCTACAAGTTCCGTATACGGTTATCCAATCTCCTTCTAGGTAATGTGTTTCGCCATCCTCATAGCTATATGAACAATCCCATTTATTACCGTTTCCGTCAACAATATACAACGTATATCCACCGAATATTCCTTCTAATGACTGATCTATTGTTCCAGAGACAATACAATGTTTTTTATCGTAACTGTCAGGGTTTCTCAATATATCATTATAGTCCAATGTTTGGCAAAGTGCCTTGTATTCGTCCTCTGAAACTTCTTTTGAATTAGCAACTTCTTCTGTCACTACAAAATACTGTGATAAACTATCATCTGAAGCATCCTTTTTATAGCTTTTAGCTTCATCACCTTTTGCAAATACCATACAATTCTCTAAATTTATGGAATCTCCCATAAATCCCCATGAATCTACATTTGATACTGTTCCAAGAATAGCAACCACATCATCATCTTTAAGACCGCTTTCATATTTTGCATACAATTTACTATCAGATACATTAAAATTACTCATCATATATTTATCACCAATAGTAACTTGCACCTTATTGTCTTTAATCTCACTTATTGTTGATACAGTATAAATTTTAGCTCCGCTCATATTGACTGCATATTTATATAAATCGCTGTCAGTGATATAAGAATATTCACCAGAATTAAATGTTTGTAATTCATCATCAAAAGTAATTGGAGCCACATTCTGTTTTTTCTCTTCTACTGTAGGAGTTGCTTTTCTTTCGTAACTACTGGATTTTTCCGTCTGTGTTTTGGATGTATCTGCTGTTTTCTCTGTTTTAGATGAATACCAGCCAATTAGAATAAACACAAGGCAGATAAAACCAAAATAGTTTGCGCATCCCCCTTTTTTCTTTTTCTTGGTAGCTGTCGGCTGTGGCGTGTACTGTGGTTCTGGTGCAGAATATGTTTTAGGTTTTTCGATATTCTCAATAGTTGTTCTGGTCTTGTTTGCTTCGCCCCTGTCGCAATTATCCATTACACTCTTGTCTAGCATATACCATTCAACAACATACTGTTTCTTGAAATACCGCTCCGCAATCTCTGTTGTAAATTCCTTTGTCTGTTCATATGCGGAAGAACCTGTTGATAAGCAAATTTTGAAAGGATTTGCATATTTCGGAATTGAAAAAGCAACTTTCAACTGTACTCTCCCTAAATCATCTGGTTCTTCCTTATCATAATTCAATACAAAATCCATAGGATTCGCTTCAAGTAACAAATTTCCTTTGTAGTAAACCTCGATATTCGCTTTTGAAGCCTTGATTCTCATGGAATCTAACATCTCAATGTCGTATTCCTTTTGCTTCTGTGGCGATTCCTGTGTTACATTTCTCTGTGTTATCGGGAATCCACAGTTCGGGCAACTTGCCGCTTTATCACTTATTTCCTTGCCGCATTCTGGACATTTAATCAGTGCCATAAATATCCCCCTCCTTAGTATGATACCCATATTGTACCACCTTGGGACGCATTCTGGAAGTCCTATTTCGCTTTTCTATCAATTTCCACAGTCACAGCAAACAAAAGAGCTTCGGCAAATTTTGCTCCGAAAGAATCAGCGTATTTATCGTGAATTTGCATTGCTTCCACGGTGAGATTTTCCCACTGTGGAATATCATCCTTTGAGATAAAAGCGTACTTCTTGTGAAGATTCCATATATCTTGCCAGATGGAAAAGTAAGTCTGCTTGAAATCCATTATACGTACAACACTCCATGATATTTCTCGAGCCTATATTTCTGTTTCACATTTGGATATTTTTCACGATCTACCTCACTGTAAAACATATTTTTCGGTCTGGCGTATAATTGCTTACTGCCATACAGGGCTTTGTATATCACTAGGTCTTCTCCTGTTTCCGTATGCCTAGCAAAACCAACAACCTCATACAGGTATTCATTATCACGCGGATTCTCGATAGTTTCTCGCTTAAAGTGCTGCACAATATCCCCTGGCTTAAATAATGGTCTGTTCATTTTCTTTGTTTCCTTTCTCCACAATTAATTAATTTCTTTTATCAAAATTCAATTTTCTTGGCTTGTGCCTATATTTTATCGGGTGAGAGGTTTTGAAACGGATTTGATTATTTTATCATGTCAATTAATTACCCTCATATGTCTCATAATCAATCGTTCCAAGATCACCGTACACATCTGGATAATAAATTCCAATCCAGAAGTTATCCTCCATTGCTTTGTAGTAAGTTACTTTTTCATTCCATCTCTGTACCTCGTCAATAATTTCTTTGTTGAGAAGTCCGAATTGATCTCGGCAAGCTTCACTTTCCAGCTTGTAAGTCAATGCTTTGTATTTCTCGGCATTTGCCTGTCTGGTGGCGGTAATATTGGTTTGAGTAAGTAGTAAAATCAATCCAGCTACCAGGAACCATACTACACTGATGAAAGAAATTACCACACCAAAAGACAATATAAATCCACTCACATTTGAATACTCATATTCGTAGCTTAAAGATTCGCCTATTCTATTTGCAATCAGAATAACAACGCCGACCGCAAAAATGATTACTGATAGCCAAAATATCATAGTGTGTCCTCCCTGTCCCATTCTGCGTCAGATTTATCTGACATAATAATATCGTTAGATATTATTCAAAATATAATTCTTTCTCTTTTTCTTAATCTAAATCTATATCTTAATCTAATTCTATTTCTATTTCTTATTCTATACCGTTACTGTAACGTTACTGTAATGTTACAGTTTTTACACAGCAAAACATTAAGGTCGAAAATCATGCTTTTTTCTTTCCTCGCTTTCATATTCTGCAATTTTCTCGTCACAAATAGTACCACCACTTGTAAACATAGCTTCTGGCATTTGCTCCTTCCAACCATATTCTTTACTCAATTTAAGCATTGAAAACATATTACAATAGTCTTCTTTTGTAACACAGTTCGCCCAATATTTATTTGACGCATAATGATTTAAAAGCCTTAATCCCTGTTCGGTAGTTAAAACAGGATGAGGCTCATTATATGTTTGATAATATTCTCTATAATATTCTCTTAACAGTTCTGTAAAGCCATTGAGATAAGGAATCAAACTAACTCTATTTTTCGGAGAGTATCTATCTGAAAAGAAATAACCTTTGTTTTCTAAATCAAGCCCATATTTAAGATTTTCTATGCTCTTTTCTCCGTCAATATCAGCGATCCCAACAAAGCATTTATCCATCATATAGTTTTGAGCAAATTTATCTTTATCAAATCTGGGGTGTAGATATGAAACAAATATTTTTAAATACCGTTTACTTTTCTTTTCCGCTGCAAAATCTTCTTCTGTAATCAAATATGTTTCAACATAATATTTTAAAAGTTTCGGATTGAACTCTATTCCTCGTGATGTTAAAACTTTTTTTATATAATTAAAATAATACTTTGACTTATTATCCCCCTTTGAGTGATTAATACACACTCCTGGTATTTTTGAAAATGCCATTACAATTTCATCGTACGAAAATTCTTTACAATATGATTTTACAGATTTTTCCATTGCTTCCATAATTTTATCTGCTGAAAATCTTTTTAACCATATTCCTATTTCCTTACGTCCGTTATCGTTTACATCACACCCTGTCAATTGTTCAAAATATTCCGTTAGCATGTTTACTGCCATATTATCATAATCAAGTAGCTCTTTCTTCCATTCAGCAATCATTTCCAACTGTTCTTTTTTCTCTGCAAGATCTTTTAATGCTTCCTGTTGAAACGATATTGCTTTGGAATCTAAAATTCTAGTTTTGCCCTTCCCTCTATTGCAGTCGCGGCACGAAGTAATTAAATTTGTAATCTCATTATCCCCGCCCTCTGCTACTGGCTCAATATGGTCTACTTCCAAAATTACGTCTGGTGACATTCTTCCACAGTATTGACATGTGAATTTGTCTCTTTTGAATACTTCAAATCTGATTTTCTTGCTAAGTGGTTTTCTTGCCATAGATTGATACCTGCCTTTCGTATAAAAGAGTGCCTTGAACTGTATGTAAATCAACAGGCAGGCGGCAAGGCATTTCCGCTTTTCGATGATCGGTCTAGCCTGTTGGTTTTACCAAAATTAACGGTTAAAATAAAAAAGAGCCGCCAAGTAAGACAAAAAATTCCTCAAAATCGAGAAATATTAATTTCTTCTTAGCGGCTCAAAAATCAAGACCGTGTGTACTTCTTCATTGAAGAAATTATACCACACAATCAGTCAAAAATCAATATGCCGGGGATGGTTTGAAACGACTATCCGTATCATTCTGGGCTTTTGTTACTGCTTTCGCAATCTCGCTTCCGTCCAGAATAATGCTGTTCATAATGTACTGCGGATTCTTGTTTCCGCTGTTCATACTCATTGCCATTGCAACTCCCTGGGCTACTGCTTTTGCCATTTCTTCTTTTGTAAGTCCCATGCTTCCGTCCGAACTGGAAACAATGCTGTCTGCAATCTTCTTCATGGTTCGTGGATTTTCCAGCGGAAGGACGGCTTCAGAACCGGCTTCACCGATACCGATTACCTGTGCGCCGTTGAAAAGACCACCTTTGGCGTACCAATTAGGCTTATAAACTGGTGTAGAACTGGTTTTTCCGTTTCCGAGGTTATGCTTTCTCCATTCAGAGATTCGATATGTTAATGTTGGTAGATGAACTTGTTTCATACCATTGGCGAAAGATTGTGCAGTTTCCCTACCCATTGATGTTAAATCATTTTTGAACAGACTTGTGATATAATCTGAAATACCAGATAAGTTAGATTCTGTATAAGTCTTCATGTTTTCGGTTTCTGTATCAACCTTGCCAGAAGCCTTTTCCCAAATCTGGTTTGTATTGATCAAAACGGAAGACCAATAACTTTGAATGGTTGTCATAACCTTACCCATTACATTTCTTGTATCAGTGTCCATGGTTCCGAGGGCTGTCGATACAGCACTTGCAGAATTTCCCCAATTTGTTTTAGAATTGGTTTCAACATCATCATTCGTGTTCTTTATCTTCGACCAAATGGAAGGCATTGTGCTTTCTGTGCTTTTTTTCATTCCAGCCATTGCCGTGCTTACAGCTGCACTGGCTATTCCAAAACCAGTCTTAGATTTTGAAGAAATGGATTTCGTAGCTGTTTCCACTGATTTGCTCATTGTTGATGAAGCTTTTGGAACATCTTCTGAAAAAGCTTTAATAACTTTTCCTGTGTCAATTCCCATCTCTGCCATTTTATCCATCAAGGCTTGGAATGCAGCTCTAGCTGTTGCACCAGATGATTCTTGTTGCTGAAGGACAGTACTTAATTCATCAAACTGCGTTGGAGTGATTACCGCTTGATTTGAAAGTCTTTCTAATGCAGATTTCGCATTATCAAATTCTGTCCCCATCGTACCGATATATTCATTAATATTACTTACATGAGAATTTGTGGCGGTATCGGATTCCTCCATTGCCTGTTTTAATGCTTGCTTAAATGTATCGGAAGAAATTCCAAGATTTTCAAGTGATGTTTCTACGGTTTGGAGCTGTCCATCAAAATCAAATGCATTGTCTTTCACATTTTTTAAATCACCGCCGAGTCCGATAAGTTTATCGCCAGAGATTCCAGTTTGTTCTTCGATGATTTTCAATGCTTTTCTAACAACTTCAAAATCGTTGAATGCGTCAGCTGTGGAGTCTTTAAAGTCCATAGCTTTTTTTACCTGTCCAAGGCCTTCCACGACAAATGCAGTCGCGCCTAAATTAGTTGCGTATCCCCAAAATCCTTGGAATTGTCCACCAGCTGTTTGTGCGACATCACCGAGATTTTTTATCTTTTCTGCAAGTGTAGTAAACCCGCCATTTCCAGCCGTTTCCGCTGCTCCACCAATATCACCGATGATAGTGGGAAGAGAAGATGCGGTATCAAGTGGGAAATTTAAAAGTTTTGAAGCTAATGAACCGATTCCGCTAGCAAAGGAAAAGATTTCGGTGGCAATATCTTTGGCTATTTTGATCGCAAACAATGTTCCGAATGCAGCACCAACTTGTTTTATAAATTCTGGATCAATTCCACTTAATTTTTCAGCCAGCCAATTAATTGCATTTGCAATACCGTTAATTAAATCCGCTCCGATATTAATTATTCCTTCAAGCCCGGTAATCAACGCATCTGCAAATCCCTCTGCAAATGGTTGGAATGCAGACCATAAATTTCCAATAGCAGTTCCAACAGCATTCCAATCAACCTTATCAATAAAATTCTGTATTGAGGTTTTTACACGGTCAATACTGCTCCAAATCCACTCCCAGTCAACATCAATAACTCCGAAATTATCAAGCGCAAGTACGATTCCACCGATGCCAAGTGCCATTGACGCATAAGGATGTTTTGCCAGTAAAGAAAGTCCTTTTCCTAATGGGCTGTCTTTTCCAATGATTCCACCAATAAAGGTTAATCCTTTGAATCCTAGAATCGCCAAAGAAATTTGGCCGAGACTCTTTCCTATAGCTTGTGCTGTTTCGGGACTTATATTTTTTATTGCTTCTGCGATAGAATTTAGACCTCCAGGAACAGTTGAATTGATGAAATTCTCTCCGACTTTTAATAAATCTTTATAGAAATCAACAATGCCCTGTCCTACATTCTTTGCAAATGGAGCCAATGCATCCCAGAAATTTTTCAGTGATTTATTAAGTTCTTCCCAATGAATGTTGTTTCCGAAACTGGTCAACGCATCAACTAATTGTGGAATTGCGCCGTTCATCGTCCAAGTTCCGACTGGAACGAGAAAATGCTCGTAAAAATCCATAAGTCCCGTCCAAACAAATTGTGTTGGCTTTTGGAGCATAGTAAACAATCCTTCTAAAGAAGTTTGGAGCTTTAACCAGTTGATTTTTGTCAGCAAATCATTTGTAATGTTAAAGAATCTTGGAAATCCTGAGTTGTTTGATAATGACCATTTACCGATTGGCTGGAGGTAATTCTTCCACAAATTTTTCAAAGCATTAATCGAAAAATTTCCTAGTCTGCTTAGACCTTCATTATAAAGCTTCTTTATTGCGGCAGTGGTTGGCTTTGCATTCTTTCTGATTTGTTTAAATGCCTTGATAATCTTATCAGATACAGTTTGCGCTTTATTCTCAACATTTGCAAATGCTTGATCCCATGCTTTTTGATAATCAGAAAGTGCTTTATCGAAAGCAGCGTCCAGTTCTGGTATATGGGCACTTCCCAGAGCCCCGCTGCCCGAGCTTCCACTTGAACTTGATGTCTTGTTATCATTCAACTGGTTCAATTCATCGAAGGAAAGAACAGAAAGAGTTTTTTGTAATTTCTTCGCATTGTCGTTTGCATTGTCGAGCCCGGATGCAGCATTATCTGTGCTGTCTGCAATATCTCCCATATCGACTGAAGCTTTTCCAGTTGAAGATACATAATCCGATAGCTTAATGCCAAGTAGTTTTGCGAGCCAAGAAAAAGCTCTTTCCAATGCCATAACAAGACCGTTAATATATGGAAGTACTTTTGCAACAATAGGGAGGAACAATGTTCCGATACTTCTACCAAGTGCTTCGAAATTAGATTTCAACATACGAACCTGGTTGGCTGGTTGATTAATTGTTGAAGCCAAATCAGCCCATGCATATTTAGAACTATTTAATATTGTAATTGTTCTTAATATAGCTTTATCTGATTGACTTAGACTTGATACAGTAGCGTCAATTCCAAGGTTATAAAGTTCCTGTTGTAAATTTGCTACACGAATATTAATACCGTATTTATCAAGTGCCCTGCTCATTCCGGTTATGCCGGATGCCATATCGTTCCATACATCGTTGAACTCAAGGTTCTTTACAGAAGCAAGGTCTGCCCCGATTTCGGTCAAAGCCTGCGAAACCTTTGTTGACGCATCGGCAGTTGCCCCCATAGATGATGCCATCTGAGCATATGTAGCTTGATAGTTCATCGTTTGGTTTGGGTCAAGTCCAAGGCTTGCGCCTTTTGTTCTAGTCAGATCACCTGCATCTGATACTTCAAACCCGGTCATTTTTTTTGTCAGTTCTTTTGCACGTTTTTCAAAAGAACCCACATATTCCTCTGCGGATTTTGCTCCTGCATTCTGCCACTTGCTGATATCTAATCCATCAGTAACTTGATCGAACGCAGAATTGAAATAGTTCAATGTTTCAACATAATCAGATGCAGAGTTTACAGAATTCCAAAGTGCTTTAATTCCTCTTGTCACAGTAAAAAATTTTGCATATAATCCAGCAAGCTGCGAAGTTAATGAGCCAGTCTTTCTTGTGGTTACAGTTGCGGTATTTCCAAAATTAGCTAGTGCAGAGCTTGCAGAGCCAATCATGGAAGATAATTTTCTTCCTGCATTTCCAAGTCCATTTGTGGCATTTGATAATCTCGAAAATGAATTCGAAAGAGAATTTGTGGTTTTATTTATTTTTCCACTTGCATTAGCTAACTGTGCCAAAGCTTCTGTCATTCTTATTGTATTTTCACTGATTTTAGGTGCAGTTTTCATCACGTCAAAGAAAGATAATACTTCCTTTGCTAGTGTTCCAAGTTGGCTTGACGTTTGTCCGATTTTATTTCCAGAGCTTGCCAATTGTGCAATAGACTGAACAAATCTATTCACAGGTTCAGATATATCACCAACACTCGTAAAACTCTCTGCAATTAATTTAAGGCTGCTTCCAAGTCCAGGCAATTCAGCGGATACATTCGCAATATATTCACCGGAATTGGCTAATCTAGCCATTGAATTGACAAAACGATTAACACTGGTAGATACATCTGGAATCTCTGCCAAGTTGCTTAATTTATGGATTATTTCTCCAAATTTTCCAGAATCAAATCCACTAACATCAACCTGGCTAAGCCTGTTGATTGAGTTAATAACCGCATTCAGTCCAGAACCTTTATAATCTACTCCACCCATTGTTTTTAGGGAGTTTGAAAACTTTTCCATTCCGCTTGCAATGTCGGTCATTTGCCCTGCATCAATTTCTTTAAGTTTTCCGGTAACCGCATCTTTGACATTTGTAGTATCTACATCAAGTGTTACTTTTACAGTATTGTATTTCAGCTCCGCAACCTTATTGATTGCGTTTTGGATATCCAACGTAATCTTATCCGTATTAATTTTTACATCAATAGGGAGCTGACCGTCAGCACCTTTCAACGCATCATTAAGCCTTGTTTTTACTTGCTCTGCAAGCTGTTGAGTGGAATCGACAGCCATACCCCATACTTTGTCAGAAGCTTTGGACGCACTATCTCCGTAAAGTGATTCTATGGAAACTGGCTTTATGGACTCTCTAACTTTCTTTATATTTTCCAGAACAGTAACAAGCTGATCTGCCGCATTAATAGTATCTTTTGGAATTAATGTTGGAAATCTTTCTGAAAGCTCTCCCCATGATTTATCGAGAGTGATTCCTTTTGTTGCATCGGTAACAACTTTATTAAGGTTATTCTTTAAAAGCTCTGAAAATTCTCCCTTTCCAATATCAGCTTTCAACATATCGGAAACATAGATTTTCTTGTTTTTGAAATAATTGTAAAAATCAACCCATTCCTGTTCTGCTCCATCCAAGTAGCCACCGAGGTTAGCTTTTACTATGCTTCCACTTTTAAGAATTGTATTGCCGATTTCCTCAACAATGTTTCCAACATTTCCAGATATTTCTTTCCCATCAAAAGACTGTGCCATTTCTTTTGCAAGCTCGTTCATATTGGAACGAACTTTTGAAGCAGCACCACCTTTTAAGTTAAAGGCTTCAATTAATTGCTTTGAAATGGAAGATGTGTCAATTTTAATATCACGTACTGTTTTATCAATGGCGTATTGCAGTTTTTGCGTTTGATCTCCACCCTTGATATCCAAATCAATACTAATCTTTTGATTCTGAAGATTTCTAAGGTTGATTTTACTAAGCGTGTTTAATTTTGAAATAGCACTATCAAGACCAGAAGTACGGACATTGCCTAGAGAATTAAAAGCAGACGTAACCCTTCCGAGTTCCCTTGCGTAGTTACGCAGTCCGTTTGTGTTAACTCCGCTTAATGCAGAATTTACATCTGTAAGTTTTTTAGAAAGATTAGTCAACGCGCGTACTGCTTTTTCTGTGCTACTGCTAATCTGTATATCAAGGGTATCTATGGTATTGTCAGCCATTTTATTTATCCCTCCTTTTTTACAAAAAAAATAAAGGGCAGACAAGACTTATTCATCCTGCCTGCCCTTTTCATGGTTAAGCTCAAAGTTCGCCTGCATGAGTTGCAAGCTTGCCAAAAGTGCGTTTCTCTGTTTTTTCTTTTCTTCTTCGGAAAGTATACCTTCCTGTTTACGCTTTTCTTCCTCTGCTGATTCGAGCAAAGGTTTCTTCAAATACTCTGCCTTGGATTTTTTTCCCATTAAAGCATTTGCAACAGCTGTGAATGTGGCTGATGTTTCGTAAATGCCAGCTTGCCAAAGTTCAGCGTCTTTTCTCTTTTGGCGTATCTTTTCAGCTTCGAGATAAGGTTTTAACTCTGCTGGAGTAGAATCCATAAATTCTTCTTTAGATACACCAATAGAGAGGTATAAAGGAAGAATCTCTTGGTAAACAACCTCTCGAAAAGTTAATTTTTCTTTTTGTGATCCTGTGGGAGCTTCGTTGCATTCTTCTCTACTGCCTGTGCTTCTGCTACTGCATTCAGCAGACCGGATAAAAAACCATTTTTCTCCAATTCTTTATCAAGAAGTTGATATAAATCAAATCCGCTTTTAGGATTTTCCTCGGTTCCTTCATCTTCGTAATCATCCAAAAGATCACAGACTTTATCAAGAACAGCTTCTTTTTCAGAATCACTTTCATACCCAAACTCTTCCTTGTGCTTCTTTTGAAGCCCAGCAAGAAGCAGTTCCGGAAGAAGAGAAATCATCTTCTGAAGGCTTCTCTCTTTTCCATCTGTAATCCCCTGTACCTTGTCCAGCACATCTGTTTTTGTAAGAAGTCCGTATCCAAATACAACCTTATATTCTTTTCCATGTACATTAAAAGTTACCATTTTATAATCCTCCCGATATATTTTGTTAGCTAAGTGCCATTGCGCCTGTGGAATCTGCTACTGCTTTTGCGATGTCTAAAGCCTGTGTAAGCTCTTCGGAAACAACTTTTGTATCAAGGCCTTTGTATTCTTGAATAATGAGAGACAGCGGAATTGTTGCTGCTTCATTCTGTCCAATGTCAGACAGTGGAATATTTTTTCCGGGGTCTGCGATAACAAAGAATGCATCAGCGAGGTCTGGAAATACAACTTCAAACCAAACTCTAAATCCTTTTGACTTTCCTGTTGCCGCATCAGTCATAAGCTTCTTTAGTGCCGTGATAACATCAGCGTTAAGATTGAAGGTTACATCCCAAGTACCACCAGTATCCTGTCTACCGGACGCATACTGTGTAATGAAGTCTTCAAGAGCTGATACGTCAATCTGTTCTGTATCAAGAGAAATTCCACCAATGGAACTACATCTTTTTAACCAGGTAAATGCAGTTGGCTTTGTTCCTTTAGCGGTTTCAACACCGTAATGAAAAGTTACGCCAAGTGTTGTTAAATCTGCCATTTTGATAGGCTCCTTTCTTTAATTTAAGCTTTATGCACGTAACCCTGTGCCGGGAGATAGCGGATCACCGCCTTTCTATTCTTCTTTGTCTGTTTTCAGTTCTGGTAATCCTGCTACAGATGTAAGCAGTGATAAAAAACCAGAAAGCAAAGATGCGGATAAAACCATTTTCCAATCAACGCTGCCAATCACAGTTTCAGTACCAATAGTTGCCACCGCTGTTTGAGCAACTGTTTTTACAGCTCTAATTCCTGCTGCTTTCAGCCAAAGTAATTTATCTGCTTTCATTCGGCATTCTCCTTTCATATTTTTGGGTAAAAAAATAGAAGCATTTCTGCTCCTAATCTAATAAAGTTCCTGTATATATCCGGCTGTATCGGCTCACAAGCTTTTTGATTCCGCTGTCACCAAAAAACATGGGTTCCGGGCCATATGTACGACGGAATCCCATGCTCACCATAGCTTTGTGACTTATCTTGTCCAATTCATACACTCTGGTTAATGCTTTGCTACCAGATGTGAAGCAATTTACTTGAAATGATGGCATTGTTGCGCATTCATCCCCTTCAAGGTCACCTCTCGTAATTGGATTTCCGAGCATATAAAGCTGTGCATATGCTTTTTTGCCAGAAGCATTTGTCTCGCTCCCATCCATGGAATAATTGTCTGCGCCAGTAATCTTAGAAACAGCCGCTCCCCATTTTGAAAAAACTTCCAGTACAGGGGATTCTATTGTGTCTGGCATATTCGTCACCTCACAATAAAAAATGCGCCCACTTTTAAAGTGAACGCATTGCATTTTATGCTACAATTTAACACTGTAATGATAACATAATTAGTTGGTATCATTCAGTATATTATGGTATCTTCTTTAAGAAGAAAACACCTCTTTAGCAATTTTACGAACAGCAATAATAATGGCCTGTTCTGCGTGATACATAGGCATATACGCTCTATTTCCATATGAATGGTGCGGCCGTCCGCTTTCATCTGTGTACCACCAGCCGTTTGGATTGTCCCAGTCTGATTTTTCTTTTTTGGAAGGATATGTTCCCATTCCGTAAGAACTTCCGCTAGATAAAGGATAATCATTTGTACCGTATGTTATTCCTGCTGAAAATTCAATGAACAACACTTTTTCACCAGATAGTCTAACAGAAGCCCCGACTATATTTCCGTTTTGATCGTTGATGATTTCTGTATAGTAAGAACCTTTTTCTTCATCCGGGATTGACTCCATGGTCGTTTGAATAACATCCAACCCGATTTCAGCCAATCGTTTTACAAAAATCTCATTTTTCCTCTGTAGCTCATTTTGGTAAGCTTTTAATTTGTTGATGGCATTTTGAATAGATTTCGTGGATAAGTCGCATTTTATTGTCTTACCCATCTTCATTCCCTCTTTTAGAAATTCCGTATCTGGCAATATTGCCTTTTTGTGTGTCTAAAATCTTCTTTAGTGTATAGTCTGGCAATACTGTAGGCTCTCCATTTTCGTCCAAAATAAGGTTTCCATCCTCGCTTATTTGTGGGATTCTGTCTATCCAAAATATGTCTGCTTCCTGTGGGTGAAAATTTCGGTTAAAGCTTGTAATGTACCTGTCGTAATCTGGCACTATTCCGGCTGCGATTTCTTCTGGTGTTCCGGCGGTAGATGATACGGAAAAAGAGAATATAACTGGCTTCTCATAAACTTTAATACGGTCTAATCCTTCTGTTTTTTCAGATATTCGTGACCAATATACTTTTTGCTTTTGACGGACTAATCCTCTCATGCAGTCATCCTTTCCATTCCAACAGGGGAAACGTATGTAAATTGGTTTCCTAAAATATCTCTGGCTGTGCCAATAACAAACTGTCCATAGTCGGACAGAATATTGCATACAAATTCCTCTGCATCCACCCAATACCTTTTTTCAACCATACGGTGAAGCTCTGGCAGTAAACCATAGCTGAACATTACACAATGTCCTAACTCATGGATGAATACGCGATTTAGAAGTTCGCCATGCAGGTTGTTTGCAATCGAAATTGTCATTGTGGAGTAATCAGATACAGCAAGTGTCCTATGCCCTGTACGGTCAATCAAAACATTATCATTGGGAGAAACAAAGCGCACTCTCCATAAGTCCCCATTCATATAGAATTGTCTTAGCATGGTTTATCACCATCCTTTTCAAATTAAATCAAGTTCTTTAAATACCTCGAAAATCTTCGGAGATTGAATTGCAAACCAATCAACCGTAGTTTCGTCATGCCCAAACTGTTCCAAGTGTTGCCAATTACACTGCAATCCACTTTCTGACAGGAACGCATGAATAATCTCGTGTCTCAACTGCTTTTTTTGTAAGAAATCAAAATCACCAACGTTATTTACGTTGTCCGTTCTGATAACAATTTCCTTTGCAGTATTATCTGTAAAGCCGTCAATATCTTCATTTTTAAGTTCTTTTGGAACGATTCTATAATCCGTACCAAGAACATTTATTTTGCATTTTTCCATAATCAACCTCCGAATTTCATTACGAACTTCCCGCCGCATTCACATTTTTCATGACAGTCATACACATTCCAATTAGTTGTTGATTTATCAGTGCTTGGTTTTTGCGGTTTTCCGCATTTCTCGCAAATTATTTTAATTTTGACTTCTGTTTTTCTTGACATAGTATTCGCCTCCATAACTAAAAAGCCCCTGCTACATTCCTGTAACAAGGGCAAAATTCATATTATATTCAGTTCATCTGCTGTACAAAACGTGTCAAATCAGCTTTCATCTGCTGTCTGAGCGTTGCATCTGCATCTGACCACATTTCCGTGAGATTACGGATAATGTCAGACGTATACTCCTTCATGGAATCATCCATTTTTCTTTTGGATTCCGTATCTTTGGAATCATGATAGTGCCTACGATTCTCATCGTATCTATCATAGGATTCGCCATATCTGGATTTCTTCCAATTCATATTCATACCATCATTTTCCATATCACTACGATCTGGATGATATCCCATGCGGTACATATTGCGCTCAAACTCTGGATTGTTTAAATACTCATCCATCCAGTCATCATCCTGCATATACAGATACGGTCTATATCCTTTTCTGGTTCCCCTACCTTTTGGAGCGAAACGCCCATTTGAATAGCGGTAACGGTCATATCCCATGCGTCCAAGATACTTTTCTTCCTGTTCGCATTCGTCCATAGCTTCTACGATTCTGTAATCCTTATCAGCGCAAATCGCACATTTTACTACTTCCATGCAGTCTTTCAGATCGTCCCAGTCTTGAGCACTGAGATTATCAAAGCCATGTGTTTTGGCTTTTTCCATAGCCCATTTTCCCATTTCCATTGCAACTTTATGCATTACAGTGCCCCCTTTCTAACAGCCTGCGTAACAGGTGCTTCTGTCGTTGGGGCTGTACCATTAATTGCTTTCAAATTGTTGCTCGGACTACAAGCCGGATTTCCTAACATCTTGAATACTCCGCCAGTTGCACTTGTAGCTACTCTGGTTGCGTACTTCGTTCTGGTTCTTATTCCACAAGCCGTAATCTGTGCACAGCAACGATTTTCTAGCGGATACAAAGTTGTTCCTGTTCCTATCTGAAACATTACCGGAGCAGTAATTGTAGTGGCTTCTGGTATACTTTGTGCAACAACAATACAATATTTCTCTCCATTGTTGTAACTGCCTGCTGGGAGTGTGATTACAAGATTACCTCCTGTAAACGCAACAGCTTGGCTTATTACAAGACGGTTGCAGAGCTTACAAACATTTTTACAACTCATATTTCTACCTCTCAATCAAAATAAGAGGTGAGCCGCAACCCACCTCTTAGAATTTAGTCAACCTCTAAGGGTGAGTTACTTAGCAACAACCGTTACCATATGTATTGCATCCTGCGTATGCATATGGAGCTGGAACCTGGAATGCAGGAATCGGAGCCGGGTTGATTGCATTGATTAATCTCTGAGCCTGTGCGTACATCTCTGTTGTAAGCAATGCAGACTGGCGATCCTGGGATGCAGCACGTTTCAGATCAGAGTTCTCTGCCTGTAATGTTGCAATCTTATCGTTAGTCAGGAAGTCAAGGATTGCTCTTGTGTTGCTGTTCTGATTTTCCAGAAGGTCTCTGGTGTTATTGTTCATTGTGTTCTGCAATGCACAAGTGTTGGTAGCCAGGTTGTAGTTGATACCCTGGATGGCTTCTCTTGTTTCGCAGCAACAATTTGCTAACTGAGACTGTAATGCGTTGGTATTCTGCATACCGGCTACAGTATCAGCATTGATTGCCTGCTGAACGCCATTAAAGCCTTGAAGCATTCCGACATTCATACCATTAAAGCCACTCTGCATGGTATTGTTAAGAGAATATGTGCTGTCACAGATACCCTGCTGAATACCTCTGATACCGTTCTGAATATCATTAAGGGCGAATTCCTCATTAATATCTGAACGGGTAGCCCATCCTTGGAAACCGGCACCGTTCGCACCGTTTCCACCGTTACCACCAAAGCCGCCGCCCCAGCCGCCAAAACCTCCCCAGCCGAAGATTGCGAAGATCAGGACGAGCCAGATAAGTGAAAAGCCATCACCGCCCCACATATCATTGGCACGGTTATTAGAGCCTGTAGCAGCTGCAATGTCGCTAAGGCTGTAATTTGAACCATTCATCATGTTTTTAGTCTCCTTAAATTTTATTTACAATAGGAGACATCCGCGGCTGTCGTCCCAAATTGTAGCGATTCTTAATCACCCAATTATGGGGAAGTGTTATAATCCAAGGAATTTCTGTATAATTCCATCTGGTGATAAGTGTTTTTCATTAAATACATTTTGCTGTATTTGATGCAACTGGTCTGTATCACCTTTTTTGTATAAATCCAACGCATTTTTTAATGTTGGATTATTCCCTGCAAATTTACTCATATCGTTTATCATGTTATCAACACTTCCGAACCTCTGAGTAATCATTTTCTCAAATTGCTTTTTCATCATGGCGTTTGGACTAAAATTCATCTCTGTTTACCTCCATTCTGCTTGGGTTCCGGTGTTCCCGACATTTGTGTCGGAAACATACTCTTTATTTCGGAAATCTCAGAACAAACATCGTTTCGAAGCTGATTAAACATAGCTTCTATGTCAATCGGTTTTTCTTCTGCCTTTGGTTGCTGTTGTTCTTCCGGATTTATAAGTCGATAAACAAAAATTCTACTTCTTCCATCTGCCTGTAATTGTTTTCTATATATTTCTGTACCGTCAGTTTTTGGATAATAAACAGGGTTTCCAGACATATCTACGTCTTTTGCCTTTACGGTATCAATACCATCGACCATCTGTCCTTGCAACATGGGGATTTGTGGTACTTGTGGCATTTGTTGTATTGGTTGCTGAATCTGCGCCTGCCCGTATGGAATTGCCTGCTGATAACTATTCTGTAATTGTGCTAATCTATCTTGATACGGCTGTATTTGTTGAAATGGTTGTGCAAAATACGGATTACCATACTGCATATCTCAAACCTCCCTTGTTTTTATAACTATATTTTACAATAATAAGAGGTTGATTAACACGCCATGATAACGCCATAAATACGCCATTTTCTATTAATACAAAGAAAAGCCCCGACAATACATCGGGGCAACTTTCATAATTTTCTTTTTTAATTTTCTGTTTATGCGGTCTACGGTTCTCGTGCTGTACCCCATGATTTCTGAAGCTTCTGCAAGCGTTTTTTCTTCATAAACACGCAATCGGAATAACTCTTTTTCTCTGGAATCAAATCCAGCTTCACGCAAATAGAAGATTCTTTCATCTTCTGAAAAGTCTTTATAATCATCCATTCCACTGTCCTCCCTGTTAGTGGAATCAATATTTACACCGGGAAAATGCCTTTTAGGGCAAAGCCTAAAACAATACCAATTATGCCAGTTATGATATAAGCAATTATTTTGTCCTGTAACTTTCCTGGCTTTTCCATGAGTGATTTTAAATTGTCGTTCATTTCGTCAACTGTATCCTTAATGTGTCCCAGGTCATTGTTGTATAAAGCAATTTTCTGTTCCAAAGCATTGATACGTTCAAAAAAAACTCCATCCCTTTTGGAGTGCTTTTCTTTCATCTCATGGACGGCACTTTCCAATTCTTTTAAGCGGTGTTCGTTGATACACTCGTGTTCACATCCCATCGCTATTCCTTTCCATCACTCCCATTTTTTAGATATTGCTTCTACCCACCTAATTTGAAGCACCCCTGCGATACGTGGGAGGATTGACGTATCACGCACACACCATCTTAGAATCCGATAAATGGAAAAACACCATGATTTACATATATTTCAGTTTCAGAAGTCCAATTTCTGTTTACAGAAGATTCGGAATGTGATTCTTGAAATTCAGCTCCCTGTTTCACCAGGAAGAAAAGAGCCAAATCAAATATGCAATCATAGCAGTTTTCCATATCGGAATTTATTTTCTCATCACTGTAAGATGAAGGATAATTCCTTTTCTTCTTAAATGAACGAATAGCCCTCTTTGCCGAAAGAGGAATCATCCTCGCAGTTTCTGTATCATCTTCAAGATAATTTGTCAAGTCCTCTATAAGCTGTTCGTCCATTTAATCACCTACCTTTGCTGAGATAAAATCTCTGATATTATTCCAGCCTTATTAGTTGCTGTCAGGGCATAGCCGTTGTCACTTGCAAGTTGTCTTAACTGAGATACAGTCATATTAGACAACTCGCTTTCTGTATACTTATGTGTTGATTCATCATAAACACTTGCTACAGATGGTGATTGGCTGTTTTCATCGAGACTATGCCCGGTTATTCCCCCGCCTTGGTACCGATTACGATACCGCCGTTAGCTTTCGGTACAACCGGGATGAACATTCCAGAAGCTTTCGTCCATACTGCAACTGGATCTGGCGTAGCCCACATGGACATGGTAATAAAGGAACGGTTTTGCTGCTGAATGAACTGACGGTACTCTTTTTCCTCTGGTGTTGCGCCCCAAAGTCCAGTACCAAAAGAGCCATCCTGGTTAGATTCATACAGGGTAAATACATCTTCTTTGAAATATCTACCTGTTTTAACAATGCCTTTGCTTCTGTAACGGAATTTTTCGTCACAGCGATCAATTGTAATTCCGTACTCCTGCATGAGAAGGTTCGCAAGCTCCTGTTTCGTCAGAAGACGTTTGTTTGCTGCGCCAAGAACTGCGGTCTGCATTCCGGTGTTGTTTCTCATGTTGTTAATCATTTTAAGAGAGGTAATTGCCTTATTGACAACATAGCCGCCATCTTCTGCAAGCTGAACCATTTTCTGAATATCACCCATAATATCAGAATCTGGTTTAGACCAGTCTGTAATGGTAATTTTTAATTCAGACGGAACTCCAAAATCAATAGTCATGTCCACTTTGTTTTCTTTGATAACAAGTTTTCCAGTAGACAGTGCCTGTCCTTTCATAACTTTGGTTCTGGCAAGGACGGCCTCAAAAAGGTTTGTCGCGTCATCGAATACAAAGTCTGTAAGTTCCTCATTATCTGGTACACCGTTCTCGATAGCCTGTTGTAAGCTCTCGGACTGATTGAGCTTCCTTTTAATGAGAAGTTTCTCGGTCAACACCTTTTCAAAACCAGGTCTGGAACCGATTTCCGCTTCGGTGTCAAGGGCGTGTACAAATGCGATTTCCGGAAGCCGCTGTCCGCTCATAAGTCTGTAGTATTCAGCCTTCCAGTAATCTGTTTTTACATCCGGGAAAATGGTATCAAGGATTCCAGGTCTTTTAACAGAGAAATTCTGGGAGAAATTAAATCTTTCTTCCTCGCTGATTGCTTCTAATACATTGTATGCCATTGCTTATTATCCTCCTTAAAATACAACTTCGGTTTCTTCTACAAACACAATTCCAAGTGCCTGTAATTCAGTTTTTGCAGTTGTGTCAACAGTTGCGGGAAGTCGGTCTTCTAGGACACGTCCGGCAACAATAACGGAAATTGGACGCTTCTCATCGTCTGTCATATCCACATCTTCAAACACAAGACCTTTTGCGCCGGTTGCGTTTGTTGGGTATACGGAACCTGCCTTAATAATTTTTCTGTCATTAACTGCAACTGCATTTGTCTGATCTGCTGTGTAAGTTTTGAGTACAAGTCCTACCTCAGATTCAAGGATATTCGGGGTAGATTCGTACTGCTTAATTTTCATGAAAGCCATGTTTTAAAATCTCCTTTTCTTAGAAATTAGCTGGTGCATTATCATCAGCCGGTTTTGCATCTGGGTTCATGCGTGCCGAATACTGTTTAGCGTACTCAGACGCTTTACTAGTTTTTTCCTGTTTGCCACCGCTACCACCTCCGGGATTCGGAGTATTTTCCAATGCTTCTTTCTCCCAAGCTGCTTTTGCGGTATCAAGTGCTGTTTTATTTGCTTCGGAAACTCCCTTAACAAAAGTTTCGACTTCTTTCATTGCATCTTCTGGTTTCTCATACGGTGCAGATGCGTATGCTTTAATAGCACTCGCGTATGTTTCGGTTGAAAGTCCTGCATTTGCGAACATAGAAGTAATTTCACTGGTAAGGGCTTTTTTGTTGGATTCTGCAAGTGCAGCTTTCAAATCAGCTAACTCCTTATCCACTGCTTCCTTTTCTTTCTTGCGTTCAGCTTCTAGCCGTTCTGCTTCGGTCATGTTCTGCTTTTTCAACTCTTCCAACTCTTTTTCCAGGGAATCTGCTTTTTCAGCTTTTTCCTTCAGAGAAACATTTTTGTCTTTCTCTTTCTTAGTTTCAGCAGAAATAGAATCAAGAAGCTTAGAAACCTGTTCCTCGGAAGGTTCTGCAACTCCCATACCGATAAGTGCCTGTTTTGCCTGTTCTCTTGTCATTGAAATCTCCTTTCTTCCAGTCCAATACGCTTTTTCAACACGGTTCGCTCCGCACATGGTCTGTACCCGATTTACGCTCACGGGCTGTTGCAATTTATTTGATTTTGGGTATTAAAAAAGAAGCCTTAGATTTCTCTAAAACTCCTTAAATAATCGAAATTTGGTTCATTCTTCGTTAGATGGAGAATTTGCCATTGGTTCTGTTTTGGACGGATTTTGAAACTTTCCGTCAAGTAATTGCTGTGCTTTCTGCATTTCCGCTTCCGGGTCTGCCAGTTCCGGGTAAATAGTTCCCAGATACGGTAAACTCATTTCGTAGACTTTCTGCGGATCACTAAATAAACCGCAAGTAATCAGTGCAATAAGCGGATGAATTTTATTTTTAAACAGATAATCAAGTGCCTGTGCTTTTACAAGCATATTGTCTGTTGGGTTTCTGGTTATCTTTACATCAAAATCTCGGGTTGAGATATTAACATCATTTGATGTACCACGAATAATATTCAGAATGATTCTGGCAGATTCCTTTTCAGCTTCCTTCGTGAATGCTTCTACCAATTTTGCATCTCTCTCTGCGAAGTCCCATCCATTACGAAGGTATACGGCATTTCCTGTATCTCCTCCGCTATTGCTTTGGCGGTTTGGCATTGCTTCCACAATCAGCATATTATTGTAGATATCGTCCTTTGCAACCTGGCTCTCTGATTGATTCAGTTCAGCGGTCATCAGTTCAACATCTGACTGACAGCCATTTCCAGTATCTTTAACAGAGATAGCACCAAGTTTTACCATTTTCAAAAACTCGTTTTCATCTATCTCGCAGTTTTTAAACTTCATAAAGGCTTGCACAAACTGTTCCACGCCATTTAATCTATCAGACTGATATTTGTTGATTGCATCAAATAAGGTGATTGCAATTTCAACATCTGAAAGTCTGTCGTGATTATTCGGACATTCAACGATAGGAATCCCGCCAAAACCATTGATGCCATATTCGGTTACTTTTCCATTCGTGATTTTGAAAAACTGGTTCTTTGAATAACATAAGTAGTATTGTTGCTCATCTTCATCTTTTAAAATCTGCACGGAAAGCATTGGTTTCCCATTTTTCTGTGAGTATATAATATAACAATCACCTGGATATGGAATGAAGATTCTAAACGGCGGTAGATCTCCGTTTTCTGTCCAATCCTCTTCTTTCAGGATAGCCTTATAAGAAGTTCCTGTTGCACTTTGGTATATTGCCCTCTGGATGTTTCTTGCATCTGCATTGGCTTCGTCCAGATAATCATTCAGAAGGTCAACTTGCTCATTTATTTTTTCGTCAGCATTTTTCTTTTTACATACATATTGGATTGGTTCCCCGCAAATCTGCCCAGCCTTAAATTTCACAGTTTCAAATGCGTGATTCTCAACCACTCTGTTATTGACTTCTGGACGGACTATTTTATTTCGGTACAATATTGGCTGATCGCCTTTCATATACCGGTACAGATAATCAATCAATGTTCGATTTCTATTATGTATGCCAATAGTGTCTGATACTACTTTTACTACATTTTGTGGAGTGATTCGGTCAACACCTGTGTAGGCTACTTTTCGCCCGAACTCACCTCGGCATAAATCTACAAAATTCATTGTATTTCTCACGAGCCGAACCATCCTTTCTGCAAAATAAAAAGCACTGGATATTTTAATCCAATGCTCTACTTTATATTTTACACATATTGACGGTATCATTCAGTATACTATGGTATCATCTTTCAAAACCTTTTATCTTTTTTATTTCTGCTATGGCTTTTAAATGCTTTTTTTTAATGTGAATCTCTGAATAACCCATCTCGTCTGCGATACGAACCAATGATTTGTACTCAACATAATGCTTAAATAGTATGTTGTACAGCAACGGGTCTTCAACCTGTTCTATGGTTCGGACTATTTCCTGTTTTTTTTGTAAAAATTCGGATATCATTTTTGAAATCTCTTCTCGCAGATCAAATATTTTTGCAACCATATCTCCCATCGGATCACGTTTTACAGAAATTTGTACCTTTTCTCCAACAGGAATTGCAGATACACTTGTGGAAAGAGAACTGAGCTGTTCTTCTTCGATAAGCTTGTTTTTGATTCTGTTATCATAATTTTCAATCTGTCGTAAATATTGAGCTGTAGTCATCATATTCTATCTCCTTCCCCAAAGTGGATTCTGTGTTGCTGTTGCGGTTCCAACTCCGCTTCCATTTTTTAAGAACACTGCTAAGCTAGCGAGTGAATCTGGTGCGTCATCGTGCTTATTTTTTCCTGTCATTGTGAATGAATAGACATTATTCATAAATTTTCTATACTCTGCATTTTGATATCCAGTATCAAGAAAATAAAATTTTCTAATGTTTTCAGCATTATCCCAAATTCTCTGTTCTTTTCTCACTGCCGATTTAGGTGCGTGTCCACCATTATTCAAAATCATTTGTTGAGCATATTTAGAAGTAAGATTAGTTTGATACCCTTGCTCCTTCAACTTTCCTTCTACTTCATCTTTATACCCTTCGCCGCCTGCATTGGCTTCAAAAAAAGCATTCGTAACTTTATTATTGACAATTGCTGATACAACTTTTGGTATAGTAAATTTCTTTTCAGAGTTATCAAATACTACTTCGTGTATATATACGGAACCATCTTCATATACATATGCTACTGGCATTGCAAGGTAATCACTACCACCAAGAGCCACGTCGCAAGCCGAAACTACTTTCAATGGTTCTTCATCTGGCAGTTGTCCATTATAAAAATTCATATGTTGTGCATTAAATAAAGCTCCATCTCTTTCAATAGGTTCCTGCTGATACTGTGCTAACCATCCTGCCATATCATCGTTTTCTTCAAATTTAGAACGAATAGTACGATAATATTTTGTACTGAATCCAACTCCGTAATCGTAGTCAAAATTGCTCTCATCAGTTTCTGGATCAAGAGCTGGAATTTTAAGAACATCATATCTAATGTGTTTTGCTTCTGGATTATTCTGAAGAAATGATAGTCTGTCCATATACAAATCATGCAATGACCAGATAGTACCATTTAGAATCAATTTACATTGTTCTTTCTTTCTCGACATTACATTGTTGTCAAACACAATTTGCTTTCTTCTGAGAATATCTGGATTTAATACATCTTGAATACCTTCCAGGATATCATCGAGAATCAGCCAACCATATGCGTCATACTCACCGTTCAAACCAGATTCCAAACCTTTTCCAGATAATGTCGCATATTTTTTCTTTCTTTCAAGGTCTACTTTGTGGTTCTTTGCATCCGTTCTAGCTATTTTTGAATGAAATACATCTTCATGGCAATATGTGGGGTCAGTCCATATTTCCATAACTCCATCTAGGAATGCGCCGCCAAGTCCTTCTTTATATGTAACATAGAGGTTGCTTATCTCTGAATTTCTTGCACAATGCCATGCGGTTCCGACAGTAATAATTTGTGATTTACCAGTTCTGGCTGGCTGATGCAGAAACAATTCGTCAAGTTCATCTTCTTCAAGTGCTTGTAATTTATCTACTACTTTTTTCAATGTTCTGCGTCTTGGTAAATAGAACCGTTCTTCTGGTTTTCTATCTTTTTCTATATACATGGCATATGAATCAAGCAAATGTGGTGCTTCCAATAATAAATACTGCCAGTAGATATCGTCAAAATTACCACTTCCAGTTAATGCAGCACACTTCTCTGCTATGTTATGTGAGTATTGACTTACTTTCATAGCCATTTTCCGTGCTTCTTGGTTCTTGTTGAAAGGAAGGTCAATATTCATATTTAAGAGCAAATCAAGGCAATCTTTTTGGTTCTGATAGATTGTCATATCACTACTGATAATCTGATTTAGGACTGTCCGATACCATTCAAGCGAACCTTCTGTAATTTTTTCCATAAAAATAGAGCCAGACCTCCTTTCTTTTTAGGATTTAGTCTGGCTCTCATGTGGCTCTCTTGACTGTCTTATTTATTATTTAGTATTCCCATCAGCTGTCATGTCTCTTGTATCTACGATGGTAGAAGTGTTACTTCCTTGAATTTTTGGTACTTCACCATTCCATTTATCAATCTTCTGTTTTTCAATCAGCTCTGGGGTAAGAGATTCTGCGATTTTTCTATTTGCTTCTGCTTCAGCTTCTGCTTTAATCTTAATTGCTTCTGCTTTTCCTTCTGCATCAATCTTTGCCTGTTCCGCTTGGATAGATGCTTTCTCCTTTTCCTGTTCGGCAGCAATCAGTGCAACTTCTTTATCTTTATCAGCTTGTACTTTTGCTGTTTTAGCTTCAATGTTAGCAAGTTCAAGCTCCTGTTGAGCGTTCACTTTCTTCTGAATTGCAGCCTGTGTTTCATCATCGGTGGAAATAGAAGTAAAGTTTACTGTATCAATAATAATTCCGTATGGCTCAAACTTCTGTTTAAGATATTCGTCAAGTGCTTCATTCAGTTCCTGGCGTTTATCACCGAAAACATCTGTTACTGGATACTTCGCAGTTACTTCCTGAGTCCATGCTTTCATCTTTGGTTTAATAAAGGTATTCTTCACGGATTCACCGGATTGTCCTTTGAACTGAGTAAATACATCAGTTACTCTGCTCTGATCGAATTTATAAGAAAATTCAAGGTCAACTTGAAGCGATTTACCATCTGCTGTTGGTGTCTTGAAGCTTTCATCTTTTGGAGAATCGCCCTTATCCTCAGATGTAAGATAAGACTGCTCGATTCCAACGGAATACAGTGAAGTTTTTACTGTAGGTGAAATCAAATGCCATCCCTGTGTAAGTACATTCTTAGAGATTCCTCCGTTCATTTTGTACTCTACCGCAATGTAACCAGCCGGAACTCTCACACTGCACTTTGCAACACATATAAGTCCTGCAATGATTACAACAGCTAATCCAATTCCACCTAAAAGTCCTTTTTTCATTTATTATCCTCCTCTTTTTGACTTTCGTCTTTATTTAACTCATCAATAGCATTTCTGCCAATGTGGTTCAATAATTTACCTAGTGGTTGAAATAATTTGTAAAGCAGGAACCATACTGCTGCTGCTCCACATATCACTAGAAATATAAATACTGGGTTCATAAATTCTCCTTTACTGGCCATTCAAAGCCAAAATCTGAACGTTTGATTTTGCATTGTGGGCTTCCGTCCTTCCAGAAAACTAATCCTTCTATCTCGTGTTCGGAAAGATATTTCTTGATTCCATCAAATGTACGCTCGACTTCAACGATATTTCTCCCATGTGGGATAAGGTCATCGTAATTATAGTTATATGGATTTCCATTAAAATGTTTTCCAATAGCTTCATACGTGCCGTCCACCCATGGGCTAAGATTACATTGCATTGAAAAATTATACGCTTTTACAAACCACTTATCAGACGGATCATTCTCATCAATCTTTACCCATCCAGGCCAGTGACCTGTAATGGAATCTGGATCACAGCAAGGGATAAATCCCTCTGGTTGTATTTTACCCTTCTTGCAGTCGTATCGTTTATAAAATTTTCCGTCAATTACTGCACAGCAAGAGCCGTCATATTTGACCGTTGCAATCCCTTCTCCTTCAAGTACCCATTCCATACCCGGATGCACTTTTGGAAGGATTTTTATAACATTATGGTCTTTAAATTCTCGCTCAAACAATGTTGGTATCTTTTTCACTCTTATTCCTCCCATAAAAATTTGTCTATTCCTCGTGCATTATCAACTACTCTTTTCAAAATAAGTAATCCGCATTTCTTACAATAATACGGATGAAAACGAATGTTAGATACTCCTTGTGGTTTAAATTTAGTAAAATCATAATCATAAGGATTAAATATCTCGCATTCTTCAAAATCATGATCGCATTCTGGCATCTTATTTGCTTTTTGACAATGTGAAATTATCTCGCAACACAGCGGATTGTCTCTTCCATACTTTTCTGAACGTGTTATAACCTTATGCCATTCGGCAATAGTTCTTTCACCTGCATCTTTCTGAATGAAAGTGCCTAAAGTGTTTCCGACATAACATTTTATCACCGCATCATCATTTTTTATTTTTATCGAATAATCACCAAATCTAGGCACGGTGAAATCAGTGATGAATTTTAAAATAGTTTTTTGGATTGGTGGATATGATGTGAGAAGAATTTCTTCAATCTCAATTTGAGCATAAAGTTCCATTCCAAGATCAGTAATTTCAATCGGAACAGGGCTGGTTAATTCTTTCATACATTCACCTCAATCCATAATCCCTAACTGTTTGTAGGTAAATACGGCAGTGTACTTCTTCCCGCATTTGTAACAAGTTTCTGCAATAGTGCAAGTCTTTTCTTTGTCATTACATTTCGATTCTGTATCCGAACTTTTGAACTTGCATCCACCTGTCAGAATACATTTAATCTGTTTTGTGTTCATCTTGTTCTCCTTGCAAAACTTTTCTGATGCAATCCTCAACAAGTATAAAGTCTTTATATGACATACGCATCTCGCAATTGTAAAAATGCTTTCCAATTTCATTTACAATTAATTTATAAATTCTAAACTTGGTTTCTCCCGAAAGTTCGTCCAGTTCCATAGGTTTAGTCTTTTGAAGTTCTTCCGCATCGCTGCCGTCTGTTTCAATTTTTGAACACGCACAATCATAACAAGTACTCATACATTCACCTCGAACTCTTTCTTGCAGTTGCTTCCCTTGCATTTTAATTTAAGATGCTGAATCTTTGTGTTTGAGCTAATCAAAAGTGCTTTCTTCTGGCAAAAAGGACAACAGGCGTATTTCGTTCCGTTAATATTTCGTATCAATGCCTGTCCATTCCACGGCTCGGGTGGATTCATGTATTCAGAAAAATCTATCCCTTCGGATTCTAATGCTGATTTAATACTCATTTATTTTTTCTTACTCCTTTTCGCCCTGCAACTCTACGTTCCTTTGGTTCCCCGTGCATCTTTTTTCCGTTGTTTGTTAGGTATATTCCGTATCTCATCAATGCTCTGGTACTTCCAGTGTTGCTCAACCAAGCGCACATAAATGTTTCAAAAGACATATTACTTGGCATATCAACTTATTCTCCCATTCTTCTCCCGATTTCGTAACAATCTGATATATATGATCTATGTACAAATTCCAGCCTCTTAATGGCTCTTCTTATTGCTTCTGTCATTTTCTCATCATAATACGTGTTCCTGATTTTTAACTTGTTTTCATGTGTGTTAATACTTATCGAATCTTCTAACAACGGATAATTTTCACCTAAGAACACAGGCATATCTCCAAATCCATTCATTGAAAGTTCATCAAGCATATTTAATAATCGGCTAACAGTAATTTGATTATCCATAATATCAACTCAACCCATGAATCTTTCTCAGATTTGCATATCGGTCAACAATGACATCCAATGCGGCCTGAAGCTGATTGATTGTAATGCAATCATCCTGATGCTGTCTGAGATATTTTGTGATTTCTACATTATCATAAGATGACATATCTACCTTTTCGCTCGCCTGTCTTTTTAAGTTATTGTTGTAATCGCACATTTTATCAAGTTTAGCCTGAAGCTCATTGATTTTCTTATTTTTGTTCAGAATTTCATGTTGCTTTGCTTCGCTCTCATCAGCCAGACGAACAACTTCTTCTTTCAGCTGATCTACTGTCCAATTTTTCAAATCTTCAATTCTCATGGCATTCTCCTCAAATCTTAGTAAATGTTTCCATATCGTAGTTGTCACGGATATAATCTACGCACTCTTGCAACTTTTCTCTCAAAAATACATCCTTTGCAATATCTGGGTAAAGTGCATATAGCAAGCAACTTCCCTCTTTCCCATCTTTTTGAAATTTCCTCCAATTGAACATCATAATGAATAGAGGAATTTTCGTAAGATTATCTGTTTTTCTTTTAAACCAGAAATTAGAAATTTTTTTAATCATTTCAATCCGCTCCTATCTTGTAGACCACGTAATTATTTTGTTCTTACACTGCGGACATATGATGTATTTCTGCTTACGTCCGTATCCAGATGGCATATTTGTGACGAACGCTTTTTCTATGCACTCTTCTTTCACATCTTCGTTTTCATCATAACTCAATAACGCACCGCACTTATCACAAGTTGTTTCTTTTTTTGTTCCCGGTTTTAATATTTTAATCATGTTATTCCTCCCTCTTCTGTCTATGCTTCATTTGGCATTCAATCATCTTTGCTACATTTTCACGTTCCTGTTTTATTCCATGTCCTTGCCGGAACAACTCGCATTCAAGGATGTTTCCACATTTGGAACATTCATCGTTGATTTCTTTACCGCATATTTCCATCTTCTTTTCTCTCCCAAAACTCGCAATAGCACTCTGGTTCCGTAAAGTCTGCGCAATATTTGCTATCACCATTGAAGCAAACCCATGTGAAGTCATCATGTTTTCTGCAATTCTTACAACATTTTTCTTTCATAAATTACCTCGATTTAGAAAAATCCAGTGCGCCGACTTGAACGGCATAAATCTCCCAACGAGAAACACTGGAACTTTAAGGGGGAAATGCGACTTCTGGCAATGGCAATTTGCCAGATAGAAACAACAGGAATCGAACCTGTGTCACATATAAAACGCTAAACTAGATGATTTTTTTAGAATCCCCGACTATCACTCCTCACGGGCATTGGTCTTATCTCTCTAAAAAGTTTTTGCACAAGATCGCTAGTGAGTTGCGTCTATATGCCTGCACGAACACACACAAACGCATCCGCATTTATGTGCAAGAACTAACAATAGCTATGCTAAAGTCAGATTTCCTATCTACACTTGGTAGATGGAATAGCAGGAGACGGATTCGAACCGCCGTTTCCATGGATATGAGCCATGTGAGATTCCGCTTCTCTATCCTGCTATGTACATGTTTGGAAGAACCATTTCAGCACGTTCACTTATTGACTACTAGAGGAAGTCACTATATCACCGATAAACAGTACGTATTCGGAACTCGGTTATACATTCCTACGCACTGCTCTGTGCTTTTCCTACCACCAAACTTTCAGTCTCCAAACAATCGGAAAGGATGGATTCGAACCATCAAGACCTAGTCGACTAGCCCGTTCCCAGTTACTTGCACTTTCCGAATAACCCGGTTCTTCCGGGTTAGCAATAGGTTTATCGTGTTATGCTTTCCACTATCTACAAGTTTTAGTGCTGTAGATTCACTGGATATTTTTATGCGTCTTTGGGCAGCATCTCTTGAAAACTTCTTTTATTAACGTGCGCTGCGTTAATATTTTTAACTCCGAGATATACCAGCTGGGAAATCAGATCCATTTAGGCTACGCCGTATCGCACCTAAATTTATCTAATCTGCACACTCAACTGGAAGTTTTTTCCACCCATATTACGGATGAATGGCATTTAGAAGAAATGGAAGCTCTGGGATTCGAACCCAGGACTTACGGCTTATGAGGCCGTTGCTCTTACCGCTGAACTAAGCTTCCTGAGATACCAGTTGGCAATACTGGTAACCAAACTGGCACTGTTACAGTTCTTAACCACCAACTATAACAAAGGTTTTCTGAAATACTCCTGATACTTCAGATACGCCTTCCGGGATATTTGAAGTCCCTTTAATCAGCCTCAGTTAGACTAGAAGGCTAGAGGTGTTTCTTATGAAAAAAAGAACATTTTTGCAGCATATTAACTACTGCGAACGGGGCTAGTCGGATTCGAACCGACAAATATAGGAACCAAAATCCTATGCCTTAACCATTTGGCGATAGCCCATTACCCCCTGGCGCACCATTAATCCAGGGGTGTGATATATAAAGTCCAGCACTTTCAACCTATAAAGATTGTTATTCGCTACTCTGGGTGCCTCGACTTATCGCTTTCGTAGGCTTTCCCGAGCCTACATGGATTAAGTCGAAGTGGTGCTTTTATGAATTTAACCCTTTCGATTAACTCAATCGGGATAATTCCAATTGGAATTGGTAAATACATTTGTCACCTCGTAATCAAAAAAATATTCAGTACAAACAGGGCTTCCATTAGAAAATAAAACAGAGCTTGCAAGCAATTAATTTTTCTTTCATCAAGCATTGCCAGTACACCTGCGGCAACGATTACAAAAAGCATGAGGTTTAATGCAACTCCAACAACATTAAGTGAATTCATTTTCTTTTTCCTCCCCAATTAAGAAATCCAGAATTTTTTCTGCAATTTCTTCCTCTGGCTCAAATGGCATTCCGCAGTAATTGTAGGATTCTAAAGCCGATTTTAGGCTTGATTTGAATCCATTGTAAATTTCTCCATGTTGTAGTAATTCGTGCCTTAAAACTGAAATTGCATCAGTAATTGATTGAGAAGTGACACTGATTTGTGCCAAGCACTCCATCTCAATGTCTGGAACAGCCATCATTTCAAACTCAAATACTGGAATTTCATCTACTGCGGTGTGGAAATTTATTGATCGCACTTTCGGAACTTCATTCCCATCAATGAAACATTTCATTCCAAGCCAGTCATAGGGGTTTGGGTTTGTGATTTTCACTAAAGGCATCTTCGTACCCCTTTCTTTTAGTTTCACAGTAGAGAAGAAGGTGTTTCGCAATCTCTTCTAACTGTAGAATGTTATATTTTGGAATTTCCCATGTTTTCTGCTCCAATAATGGAGACAGTGGAATTATCTCAGTTGGTAGTTCGTTAGTTACTGTGGCATTGATAAGCATAGACGCTACATCAATGGGTGATTCGGGAAGATTAACATTAACTGTACCAGCCATCTGCCCCCATTTTCCATTCACCATTAAAAAGCACTTCCCGTCTTGCGCCTTAACTGTCCCATCTGGGAAATTTTCTTCGTTGTTGCGAGTATTTTAATCTTTCATCCCTCTTCTACCTCCCCGAAATATTTCTTGTAAATCTTATGGCTGCAATACCACAGATGTTGCATCACAAAAATTTTATCAATACATTCCAGACCATAATACGTCAATCTGTACTCGGCGGTTCTGTCTCCGTTTTTATCAGCACTATAGCCAGCTAATTCATATTTTGATTTTGCGCCAAACCATCTGCCATTCTTTGTAACAAACAAAGAAAGATTCCCATATTCACAAACATATGTGGCGGTTTGAGTATCATACAATCTGCCATCAGCTAATATTGCATTTGCGTGAATTGGCTTCACCAGTTTCCGAATTGCCGGGGATTCCTGTCCGACATTTTCATAATCATGTCTGATTTCAGAAACACCTTTTTTATTTTTTGAGAAAAATTTAAGCACGTCTTTTCCTCCCGAAATATTCATCAACTGCCTGTCTCACAATATCCGATACGCTCCTGTCCGTCCGGTTCTTCTCTTCCAGGAGCCTTTTTTTCTGTTTTTCGGAAAATCGGATGCGGATGGATTCGGATTGCGGGTTTGGTTTCATGACTTAATCACTCCTTGCCCTTGCAGTAAAAGTCTGAATGTCTCTTTCCCTTTTACAGTTATGTATGTCTGGACATTGGAATATCCAAATGGTGTTGAAAAATCTTTCATCTGGAAAAGTCCGGCTTTCCTATACGGTTCATAGGGTTTAATAATATTGTGCCTATCACGGTAGATATAACCGTTTTCCGTAAGCCACTTATTAAACGCTTTAGGTGGAATGTGAAATTCCTTTGCTGCATCTCGAAAAGTTGTAAGGAGCCTATTATCTATCAGACTGTCGAAATAATCAGCCTTTGGTTTCTGTTCCCTTACTTTGGCTTCAAGTTGTTGCTTTTCTTGCTGTTCCTCAATCCACCGTTTAGCACGTTCTATCGGGTCTTCAATTTGGTAGGAATCCTGTTTCTGCACCATCTCGTATTTTCCAGTTCTTCTGATAGAAGGAAGGACTTCCGCAGTAACCCAATGTTTAAACCTTTTCGCAGATTCAAGTTTGCTTGACAAAATAAGTGAGAATAAACCGCTCTCATTTATTACAATCGTTTCTTGCACTCCACTATTTGATGGGAGGCTACATTTTAGGGCGTCCTCCTTGTCTACGTGGCTTGCAATAGCATTTCTCTCTTTTACATATCCTAAAGCCTTGGCTACATCAATTCCAACGAACCAAGGATTTCCATCTATCGTTACTGTCCTTACATTTCCAAATTCCGGATTACTAAAAATCATCATTTCGTTCATTTTCATACCTGCCTTTCTTGGTATTGCCTTATTTCTTGTATGGCAGAGAAACAGTTAAGGCTTACTGCTTGTCGTGTTCGAATCACTATCCCTGCCATGTTAAGGAGAGCTTTTTTGTTTTTTCGGGCGGTTTTGGTGGTAACTACCGCTGACTGGGGTTTTATATATACCCCCTCCCGGTCATCCAGTGCGGACGCTGGCAAGTCAGCCCGCCGCCCCATGGGACCCGCTGCCCTTGCCTGGTCGCTGTTTGTCGTAGGCCTTCGGCAGTGACCAAGGAGAATTTACCGAACGTATTTTCTCGAACATATGTATCTATACGATAAACACTTGTTTTTTCTATAGATGCCTTTAAAAATCTATACATCATGTACAAATATAATCGTCATTATTGTGCATATTGTATGGTTTCATGCGTTTACTGCCTTTTGTCCGTCACTCATGTACATTTTTACCGATTCTGTACTCTCCAAGGCTTTAAAGCTCCGGCTTTTCCATCTCTGGAAGCTGCAAAGCTGCTTTGTGTTTCTCTGCGATCTGTTGCGCGGTCTGCTGTGGTACGCCGTACTTCTGCGCGGCTTGCACTGGTGCCGTTTCTGCCATGCCATAGGCAGCTTTTGCAACAAATATCAAATTCGCATTTGTTCCGGTCTGGTTATGTAGTCTATTAATTGCACAGTTTTTGCAAATATCAAACCATTTTTTAGCCGTGTCACCATGTGACGAGTTTGTTCTATACACTCCATTCATCCAATCAGTAAACGTTGTACGATTAATCCCAACTAAAAAGCTAAATACTTCTAAAGTCGGTAATACATGATATTTACTGCATAATCTCACATAAGTATTAAACATTTTATCTAATAGCTCTATATTGTCATTACTTGGCTTTTGTATATGATCTGCAATATAAAAAATCATATCTACAAAGCTATCTGATACTTCTTTCTTATAGTTTTCGTTATCTGGTGATATACATAATACAGTATTTATATATTCATCAGCATATATATTAATATTATCTAAATAGATTTCTATATCTTGTACATTTACTGCATTATCTTTCATGTTATCACCTCACTTTAACACGTTAATTTGTAAATAAAAAAGAGAATGTCACCAGGTAAAGCTTATTCCCGGAAAACTTCCGGGTGTTCGGGTACATTCTCTAAAACTTAAAACTTAAATAAAATATTCTGTTTTCTTTGTTGCTGATACCTTAACACAGTTTTTAATATCTTGTCAAATTTAATTTTGCATAAAATAAAACCCTTTATTTTGTCAGTAATTAATAAATAATATTTGGGGTATTATATTATAATCTTCATTTATATTTATATTATATATATTATTATACGGTACTGTATAGCATATCTTTTAATAAACTCCAGCTTTAGGAATCTAGGAAGGGCAGAGAATAATTATATAATTATATATAATATAAGGGCGGCTACATTTTCGCAGATTTGCATAATAAAAGCCAGACCTTCCAGGAGTTTCTATCCGGCGTGATCTGGCTTGTTATGCGTGTTATTTAATTAACGATTCTGTGTACTTTCAGCCTCTGCCCTTCCTGAGTTCCGTCAGCTCTCGTTATCTGATAGCCTAAAGAAGTTTTAGAAAAATGTCAAGCGGTATTTTAAAAATATTTCTCTTGACAATTTGTGAAAATCTGTGTTATTTAAATATTAACAGGCTCGGCGGCGGTCTGTACTCTGTCCATAGCCGCCACAAATAAGCATTTTAAAAGCCCCGGGATAATTTCCTAGGGCTTTTTCTTATGTATTGGTTTTCTAAATTCAATCACAAATCAATTATCTATTCTCTGGTTTTCTATTATGCATATATGCCGGAGTAGTTTCATATTCTCCCTCAAAAGCAGAAACGAGATTTTCTGATATTTTATAATTATTCATAAAATAATAAATTATGTGTTGAATTATCCAGTTTCTTTGATTATTCCATTGTGTTTTCGGGAGTAAATTATAGAGCTCAAAATAGTTATCCATGGCTGATATCATATACATTTTTTCGTATACAATTAACAAATCATTGTCTATGTTTGAATCTAATTTACATAATATAATAAAACGAAATGAATTTCCGTTTTCAAAATCTTTTTGTAGTAGTTTATTGTGATGTTTCCCCTTCTTCAAATGCGCCTTATGGTTAATTGCTCTTAACTTAATATTTTTGCTTGAGCCAATATAACAGCTCATCTTTTTCGAATTAACTATTGCATATATTCCACAACCTTCATATTGTGGAATACGAAACTCTTCTAAATTTGCCATACTGTAATATCTCCTTTCTTGATTATAGTTACAGTATAGCACATTTTCATATATAAGTAAACACTAAATTTAGTGTTTAAAAATACTTTATTTTTTCTTCATTTGTTGGCACTATTTCCAGAACATCCGACGGCTGACACCTTAATATAATACATATTGTGTTTAATGTGTCTGTTGTTATTCCTTTGCCTTTTCTTAAATTCTGCATTGTTGCCTCACTCAGAATCTTTTCTTTTCTCATTCTGGAAGATGTAAAGCCGTGATCTGATAATGATTTCATAACGTCTATTTTATATTTAAACATATTGTGACCTCCCAAATAATTATATCATTATTATAATAGGATTAGCACCAAAAAGCAATATAAAACATTTTTAAAACCACTGATTTTAGTGTTGACATACACTATTATTAGTGGTATTATAATATCAACAAAGGAACACAAGAGACAAACAACCGGAACCGCCCGAACCACTCAAGCCAATGAGGACATAAGGAACCGAATCCGATTAATTGAAAAATTCTAGTTCCTAAACAAAATAAAAAAGCTGGCTGCATCCTACCAAGACAAACAGCCAGCACCAAACTAAAAAAGAAAGGCAACCCCATTATAACAGGGGCGAAGGTAAAAAGCAATGATGAAAAAAGAACTTATGGAGAAAATCGAGAATGTAAAGGCAAATTCAGCATGGAAAAAAGGCGTTAAGAATTACGCTGTAGACTTAGTGGACGGTTTAGAAATTGACGAACTACCGGAAACTTGGGAAGAATTGAAAGCACTGTTATTAAATGGTGCAGAAAACTGGAATCAATATAGCTGGGGTGGCTGTGCTCTCATCTATGATTGTGACATTGCAGAGCTTCTTTGCTCTCCTTCAGAGCTTAAAAGAAAAAAATACGGAGAACTTAAGCCAAACAGCCGTGAAGAATGGTTAGACGTTCAAGCAAGGGCACTTGCACAAGCCGCCGCTTGTATTCGTTCTTGTTTCAAATGTAATTAAATTTCGACTGGCGGTTTTAATGCCGCCAGTTTTTAAGCAAAGGAGGCTTAAACATGAAAGCAAAAAAATTTGAATTATTTATGTGTTGTCTCGGTAACGGAATTTCCGTGTTTAATTCTGCTGTTACTGAGCACGGCGATTATAAATATATCGCCCATATTTCCGAAACTGGAAACGTTCAATATTATGTTTTGGGCGATTATATCCCAGAAGAAAGCAAGAAAAAAATTGAAAGCGCGGCAGAAGATCAGCGCCAGAAATGGGAAAACTATTTTTCTACTCTGCCAGATATTAAGCAATATAGTTATATATTAGATCACTTGCCGCTTAATGATTTTATGTTATTTATCAAGGATGATGATAAGCCACTAAGAGAAAAAATTTCAGAAGGCAAGAAAACACTTTTACAAGTTCATTTTTAAAGGGCGGGGTTTCCCGCCTGTTTTTTCTAAATATTGGAGGGTTGTAAAATGATAACAATTAAAAAAGCTACTCAAGCGCAGACAATCGCCGCCATAAAAAGCGGTGATTTTTCCACAGTTGATACAATCAATAGAAAAGTTGAAAAGGAAGCAATGGAAATCTTCAAGGCTGTTGCTGGTGGCGTTATTAAATTAGCTTATTGGGATATGTCCCCGGTAAAGCGCCGGGATGGTAAAAAGTCTATAATGCGGTATGCACTGCACAGATCAACGAAAAAAGAGAACTGCTTACAACTGTCCTGTATGGAGCTTATCGAGGATGAGATCATCCCCACAAGCGACAGACAATTTAATATTAAAGATGATTACGACCTCCTGGAATTTTTCCGCAGTCTTCCAGCTGTTACAAAAATGACTTTTAAATAATAGGGCGCGTCTTTTTATATCCTGGCTCCCAGGGTGAAGGGAAGAAAGATAAAAACATGAGTGATAAAATATTTAATAAATTAATAACACTTTCTGTTGATGATCTAGACAATTACATAGAATTTTTAGAAAGTATTTATTCCCCGACTATTACTGGGAAAGAGATTGATAAAAAAACTATGGAATATTTAGGTATAACTGATTGATTTTTTACCGCTTCCCGGTTTCCAGACCGGCGGCACGTTCACGGCGTGCAAGCGGTTTTTTGGCATTCTGCCAGATACACCTTGCAAAGTTAATATAATAAGTCAATCAATTAACGAGCTATTTTATCCGTAAATCGTTTTTTATGCTGTTAATGGCGATTTATGCCACGTTTGCATTATAAGCCGTTTAAGAGCCTTTAAATCGCTTTTTAGTGCGCCACATGGTTTATTGACTGTCTGCGGCTATGGGTGTATAATAGCCTTGTATAGCTATGTTCGGCTATGCTTTATTTGCGTACCGTGTAAATTGGTGCATTTTGTCCGCTTATGTGCGTAGGTTGTCCGGGCTTCCCGGTGATCTGTCGCAGTTGACCGGGCTATATAACAATTAGGGCTATACGAATATATTGCGATATGCTTGTATAACGCCGTATTTGTCTTTTTAAGGCGTTTTATAATCGTAGTCAATAAAGTATAGGCTAAATACGTTACAAGCCATTTAAGGCTTATTTTGCAAGAGTATTATTGTATTTTTATTACTGCATTATATGACATTTGCTGTTATGATCTATTATCTGTGGGCGGTTGGTTCTGATCTGCCAGGGATACGGCCGGCTTCGTTGATGTCTGGCATCGTCACGACTTCATCAGATCGGCGCGGTATCGGTTCCCGGTGCTGTCCCTTGTTGGTTTGTAGCAACGGAAAAACCGCAGCTGTTAAAGGCTTCAATAGTTGCAACTAACTTGTGGATGTTTCCTAAATTCCAACATTATTTTGGCAACCAAAAATCAAGGAAATCCAGGAAAAAAAGTGGCAATCAGAAAATTTCTCGAATTTTCTAGTTACCACTTAAATTTTAATTTTGCACAAATATTTCTATAGCGTAAAGTTCTGATTGATTCAAAATTCACAATTTATTTAATCCTTCTTTCTTCCGTGTTCCATATCTTCTTTGAGATGATTTCTCTAAACGTTCCGTCCTCTTCATTTGGGACTTTGAAAGTTTTTTCTTTCTCTGGTAATTGTCAGTCGTTGTTCCCATTCACGCCCTCCTTGTTAATCTTCTGATTCCTAGTCTCAAAGTTTACAATTTCCGTGTCCGTTTCCAATTCTTCCGGGATTCTTCCAACAATGATAACTCTCAGTGGCTTCAATCTTCGTTCCATTTCCTTGAAACCAACGCAAAACTCCAACCGTGCTGCCTTGCTCTTTACTCTTCCATTGGTACAACAGGCAACTGTGCTTCTCTCTGGTAGCCCATCAAAGCACCAGTCCCAACAGTATTCTGGCAGTATGTTTACGTTCGGAATTACTGGAATATCGTTCAAGATCATGTAGTAAGCCAGTGCATGATTGCGGTATTTGTTCCACAAGCACATAGCCAACGGCATTCCGTTCTTGCCAACCGATATGCTAAAATCTGGCATAATGACTGCATGAAAACATTTTAAATGCTCCATGTACTTGTCAGGCTGATTCCACAATCTTTGAAACTGTACATCATCCACGTAGAAGTTTACATCCAGTTCCCGGTGGTTCTTTATCTTTCTACTGAAACTCTCCGCAAAGTCTACAGTATCTTTCCCTGGATGGATAAAAGTCTTTGGAATTTTCGGGATTCCGTACTTGCCATCGAGGTCTGCATCCGTGATTAAAAACTCTTTCATTACATCATAAGCTGTATGTATCATTGATTCCACTCCCATTTTTTCTCTTATAGTGCTAAAAGGTACTTATATTTGAAAAATACCATATCTTGTGTCTTAATGCAAGTTTTCCTACTAAATATCTTGTGTTGTTCTGAATGTAGAGTGAAAATCATATCGTCAGAACAACGCAAAGGAAATCCCCATTTTTCAAGGCTTCCAGACCTTAATTGAAATGTCAGTGTCGCACATGTAACCGCCAACGGTTCAACGGTAATCTTCTCAAAAAGTTCATTAACAATCTGCCTGTTAATGTCTTTTTGAGTAACGCCTTTGAACTTTTTTAACTGCTCTTTAATAGCATTTAATTGTATTTCTACTGGTTCTGGACTTTTGGTGTTTTGTAGCTCTCGAATATGGCTCTCTGTCTGTTTTATCTGTTTTACATATTCTTTGTTTCTTGAAACAAATTCATCATCAGATATTTTGCCATCCAAATTATATTCCAGTATTTTTTCACGCTTTTGTTTTAACAGGTCAATCTGTTTTTCAAGTCGTGAAATTTCGTTTTTATTGTCTGGAATATTTTTGATCGAGGACTGCAAAATTTCAAAATATTCTTCCAAAATGCTGTCAATATTTTCAGAAGATTTATTTATCAATTCTGCAATTATTTCTTTCAGTTCTGATTCTGCCAGCCCGAAAGAATTACACGAAGCTGCTCCGTTTTTTATTTTATAGCTACATACCCATCGAACATCTTCTTTTCCTCGAATGTAATGTTGCTTCATCCAGTATGGCGCTCCGTCATTTGCGCAGAAAAGTTTTCCAGTGAAAATATTTTCGTTTTTAAAAGAGGTTCTTCTTGATTTTATAGCTTCTCCACGCTCTTTTAAATATGCGTTTGCCTTTTCCCAGGTAGTTTCATCAATGATCTGCGGTACTCTGGATCCATCATCCTTAAACATTATCCATTCTGACTGCGGAAGAAATTCTTGTTTCTTTGTGAACATATCGACAACCTTTACTTTTCCTCCGCAATAGTATCCTTTGTATTTTGGATTTCGAATAATATTTTTTATGACATCTCTACTGATCTTACCGCCTTTGAAACTTCTATATCCCATATTCCAGAGCTTTTTTTCGATTCTTGGTGTAGATATTCCGGAAGCATAATCTTGAAAAATAATTCGAATCATGTCTGCTTCTTCTGGAATCAGTTCAAGCTTCCCTTTATTATTTGAATATCCATACATTCTGTGTCCGAGAACAACACCATTTTTGATTGACTGTGCGTGTCCAAATTTTACTCTTGAAGAAAGCTTGCGGATTTCGTCCTGTGCAACCCCGGCCATAATAGTAAGCCTGAACTCACTATCATCATCAATAGTGTTAATTCCATCATTTTGAAACCACACGCATACGCCGTAAGACAACAATTCCCTGGTATATTGGATGCTGTCAAGAGTGTTTCGCGCAAATCTCGAAATTTCTTTTGTGATAATCATGTCAATTTTTCCGAGCTTTGCATCTTTGAGCATTCTTTGGAATTCTTCTCTTTTATCTGCGTGCATTCCGGAAATACCATCATCAATGTAAGAACCTGCAAACTTCCATCTGTTGTTAGAATGTATCAGTTCTTCGAAATGTTCCTCCTGGTGTTTAATGGATGCTTGCTGTTCAACTTTTTCCGTAGAAACCCTAGCGTAATAAGCAACATTCAGTTCAATGTCGTAAATAGAACAACTCCTTAATTTTTCTCTGACATAATAAATATTCATAGTGCATTTCTCCCTCAATATACAGGAAGTGGAATCATATAAAGTATAACACTTCACATAACTCCACTCAATACATTTTGTTACTTTCTAATGCTAATTTCAGCTTTTATTTTGTCCCTTGTTTTCTCATCTATCAGACCAAGTGAGAACATTCTTTCATTTATGGCATACAATATAGCTTTTTCCATTAAATGTCCCTCCAAGTAATTATCTAATTTTTTACGTTGTTTTCCTTTATCTTTTGTATGCCCTATAATTTCCTAAGCTATTCTCTTTTTAATGATTCTACGCAATTTTTAGTGCACAATTATCACATTTTACAACAAATCAAAGATATTGACCTGTCCGTCAATCTGAGTTTCTTCCAGATTGTAAAATTTACAAGCTATATAATCTGGGTTCCAATCAATTTCCAGCTCATATTGCAGGCACTGCGGATGCTTACCGTTACGGAAGAACCTACAATGAGAACAAGTATGCTGATAAGCTGTACCGCCAGACCGCTTATACATTTCGCTTATCTTCCTCATAAAATCACTCGCTTTACTCTTGATTTTCCTCTCGATTTCTTCTTGAAGATACCATTTTTAACACAATCCCTCGGATCACATCCTCTGCTATGTTCTTCGATTAAGATATAATCACAAGTTGCACTTGCGCTCCATGCATTTTCAGTTCTGCTGTAATAGTCACATTTCGAACATTGTCTACGCTTTAAATTTGCTATTTCAGCCCCTTTTAATTCTCTCCATGGTTTTCTATCTGGCAATTTTCTTCACCTCCCAATCTCACAGAATCTATAATTTTTAAAAGGTCTGGGCTTAGTTTTCTTCGTTCTTGTTCTCTCTGTACTTCTGCCCGGTAAGTCCTTTGGAAATTAGACTGAACTACACTCCACCATGTACCATCCACATTTTCAGATACCGCCCATTCTCTAAGCTGTGCCGGGCTTGATACTGCTTTCTGGATAATTTTGGGGAGCCTATCAAACTCCGTTTCGGCATTATATGTAGAATTTTGAATGGCTCTGCATACCTTTTCCCATGCTTCCGTTTCATTCAGCTCTTCTTTTTGTGGCTGAAGGCTCTGCGCGCATTGCCGTAATGCAGCTATTGTAGGTTCTTTCCATTCAGTCTGCATATATTTCTTCAAGCCAAAATTTAAAAGCTTGTAATCTATGTCTTTCAAAAGTCCGTACCATGTATCAAAAGCATTCTGATCTGGCAGAAATGATGGAGAAGTGTACACAGCTTTCATTGCCTTTACCAGTACAGCCCATTCTTCCCTTGTCATACCCAATTATCCACCTCGCTTACTCTGTTTTGAATTTTCTCCATATAGCTGCATGGTCTATTCGTAGACTTGTCCATGTATTGTCCTTCAAATACTTTTGCGAAATTTCCAGGCTTTAAGAACCAGTCAAACGTAACCATCCAGCCATTTTTATTTTGCCCTTGTAGGAATGTGCTGCGTCGAATATTTTCAATCGCTTCCAGAATATCTTCAACACAGTTCTGACGGATTCTAGCTTTCACTGCCTGTTCTCGTTTTGGTGTCATTCTTTTTACAGGAGTAATGCCGAATTCTTCCAGAGTATTCCATTCATGAATGATTCGTTGGACGTCAGTCTGACGAATAGTATCTTTAGATACTATTAAATCTTTTATATCTTTTTCTTTATCTTTATCTAATTCTGTATCTAAATCTAATTCTAAATCTTTATCTTTATTCTTATTCTGTTCCGTTACAGTAATGTTACTGTAACGTTTCTGTAACGTTACATCATCTTTCTTGCAAAGCAAAGCGACCTTATTTTTTTGACGCTCACGATATTCTGCAACCCTTTTTCTGTTTTGATCTCGTATTTTCTCCAATTCGTCTGCACTTTGATGCTCTTCCCAGCCAGGAATAGAAAGTAATTCAGAATCTCTGGTAATCATCCCGAACTTTTCCAGAACTGTTAGTGCTAATTGAATAATGCTTTCCTCAAAATCCAATTCATCTGCAAGCATTTTTGTTGTGTATGGAATATTTTCAGTGAGAAAAATAATTCCGTTTGAATTACATCTGCCGGCCATTGTCAAAAGCATTACCCAAATAAGAACAATATTGTTTCCCTCAGGCATTTTCCTTATTTGCTTAATTTTTCGGTTACTAAACATTTCAATCTCTATTTTAATCCAGCTTACTTTAGCCATTAATGTAATTGCCCCCTCCATGTGCTATTTTATGGCATCTTTTACATAAACAAACTCCGTTTCCTATATCATAAACAATATTTTTATCGTCATAGCAGTCTCTAAACCTTACTTTATGATGTGCAATATTGGAGTTTGGTTTTCCACACATTTGACAAATATAATTGTCTCTTTTAAGCACCTCTTTTCTCCATTTTTTATATTCTTTAGTGTGCCTTTGTTTATCTCTTTCTCCATATCCTGTTGTTTCTTTGAACAATGGTAATTTATATACATTTTCAGATTTTTTCTCCAAATATCCGTTACTTATTAATTCAGATACGAATTCTTCTTTTGCATCTATTATTCTAATTGTGCGTTTCCAGCTTCTTAAATATCCATCATCATCTGAGCGCATACATAGTTGGAAATATGCACATTGTGCCTCAATTGACATATTTAAAAATTGATCACTATCAACAATTTTCATGGTAAACATTCTTTTATTTGCCAATTCTAAAATTCCTTTCTCCAATTCCTGGATTTTTAAAAAGTGTTTATTTTAATTCAACTTCAATTCCATTGATTTTCAGTTCTCCATTTACCGGAACCACAAGAGATGGAACGCCGTTTATTTCTTTCAGTTCAATCAGAGCAATTTTATCTGGCTGGATGCAGATTGTTGCATCTGGTGTTACAATTTTTGCAGTTTTTGAATTGTGGATATTGTCAAGTGCAACAGAATCATTGTTGAAATACATTCCCCAGTTTTCTTTGAAATCCAACAACTTCTCGTCTGGAATTCCGCAATATCCAAAAATCTGTTCTATTTCATCACATGATACAGTTATCATCTCTGGGCTGTCTTTCTTCTGTTCTCTTACTTCCTGTAACGATTCAACCAGGCTTTCAGTGAAATTAAATGTTGTGCATCCTTCGAAATTATCCATAATAAAATCTGAAAAGACATTGATCTCATTGCCGGGTATACGTGGAATTGGTGTGCCAAGAACATTTTCGATGAAGTCTTGATGAATATTCTTTATGTTTTTGTTGAAATACAAGGTTCCATGAATATCAGTGCTTCTATCATTGAATACAGGGAATAAGAATCCTGTTTCTGGTCTTGAGACTACCCAATCACGAATACGATCTTTGATGTTATTTTCAGCCACATCATAGCTAAGCCCAGCCTTTGAAAGATTCACCGGGCAAATGCTACACAGAATGTGTTCATAGATTTCTTCTGAAGCATCGTGCATTTCAGTTTCATCAGAAGCTTTTCCGGGAATGTCATATACTGCATGAATGAGAATTATGTAGTAATTTTCGTGATAATCATAACTTTCAATCACTTTATCATAAAACTCGTCCAAAAGTTCATCATCTTTAAGCTTACTTGCTCTGATTCGCATAAGAAATTCCTGTGTTCCACCCTCTTTTTCCTGTGATAATGGGAATTCAAGGTTCATAAGGTTTTTTCCAAGTCTGCCAGACATAGTTTTCTTGAAAATGTCAAAATACTTAAACATTTCTTCCTCTGGAAGAGACAGGAATGCTTCTTTAATTTTGGTTTTCTTATTCTTTTCTGCATCCACATAACAACCACAAATGCGTGTAATAGAACAATTTGCTGGTGTAAACTGTTTCTTGATCTCTGCGATTTCTTTCTTATTCATTCTTCTCCATCCTTTCTACTTCTCTCGCCTGTTTCTTTTCAATCCACTTATTAATTTTCTCATCGGATATCATGTACATTTGCTTTAGCATTTCGATGCAGATAAGCACATCTGCAATTTCTTCTATCATGTTATCACGGTCGATTTTTCCACGTTTTGCCTTACTGATTGCCTGGATAAGTTCGGCGCATTCTTCCATGCAAACCGTGCTTTGATTGTTTTTGCCGTAGTGCCGAATACTATCTGCGATAATACCTTTATCAATCTTTATACCTGTGATTAATCCGGCAAGAGCCTTTGCGCCAGAATCACACGCCCATGCTTCTTTTAGATATTTCTTCTGCCATTCATCTTTGATTTCTGAATTTCCCAAGAAACATAAATGCTGGTCTCTCATATCTGATAAGATGTCTTTTGCTTATTTAACGTCCATTTTTTACCTTTCATCCCCATAATTTTCCACAAATAACACATTTGTATATATGCCCTCTTCTGTGATGATAGCATTTAGTCCATAAATGTCTATGCATTCTTTATCTCCTCCAATTCCACTTATACGATATTTTTCTCATCCAATGCTGCTTTTTCAACAGCTTTCAGATAATCAATTTGCCTCTGAATGTAAGGATCGGTTTCTTTCCCGCCGGATGCAAGCCAATCAGAGATTCTACTTTTTACATCATGTAAAACCGATATAGGAATCAGTCTAGTATTAATGGTATTCAGTATTTTAATCATTAGCTTTCATCTCCTCCAACTTCTTCTCAGCTTCCTCACGAGTGAGGAATACGGTTTTACCTACTTCTCCTACGAATCTTACTATCTTAAACCCATCTACGTATTTAGATTCAATATTAGTAATTTCAAAATCTGGTACTCCAAAAGAATGTACTTTTAATTTCTTGACTTCTCCATTAACAATGCAATATAATATATCTCCAACCTTACACGGCAATCTTATAAGCAAGCCCTGTTCTTCTAAGTCTTCATAATCAGCAAGTTTTTTCAATACTGCCCTTATATCATCATTTGTCATTTCTGCTGGAATCGTATCTTCATATTTCCCATTTGTATACACAATCAAGTCATCCTTTTGCAGTCTTTTTATTCTTTCTGTTAATCTCTCCATCTACTTCACCTCTTCCATCTGACTTTCTACGGTATCTGCAAGTAGCTTCAAGGACTTAATAAATGAGTCCGTCAAAGTTGTTCTATCTGGGTATTTAGCGAACGTTCTGACAAGTTTTACTGCATCCTTGATTTTTTTTTCATCTTCGACGATTTTGGATGCTTCAAGCAATGTCTTTTCAAAGCTGTAAGTAACGGTCTTATTATCGTAAAAAATCAATATGTTTGGAAATGGAATTTCGATATGGTTTAAATGGTTTTCTCTCGCCCATTTGAATCCCTGAAACCTTGCTATTTTCAGAACACTCAAATATTCTTCCTGTGTCTTTACGAACACGCTTTTTCCTGTTAAATTAATCATCAGAATCCCCTCCTCCTGTAATCTTATCAATGCAGTTATTCCAACCAGCGGCAAATAAGTTTTTCTGCACTTCATAATTGCTCACGGGTGCAGTTGTACTTTTCTTCTCCGGCAGTGGCTTCAATGGACACCATTCAGGTCTTGATTTGCTTTCGTAATCATAATGTTCTTCTGTCATCAGAATTGCATCATAATCTAAACAGTCAGCTAATTCACACAACCCATCGTATTCAAGATTTCCACAATATTCAGTTCCGAACGGGCAATCATAGCAATTTTTCGGCGTATCAAACACCAATACCGATTTACTCATCTTCTCCTACCTCTTTTCTGCAAGAATGCTCCATATTGCGAAGGACTAATGATAGTATCTTTTTCTCTTGTAGCCTGACAATATCCAAGTCTTCCGTTCTTTTTGTTTTCTTCTCTTGTAAACATAGTCGAAATGTCTTTTCCTTTACTCACTCGCTTCGCTTCCTCTCAGCATCAGGCTCAAAGTGTTATATCCCGGGCAAGTTCTGACTCCGTTTCTTGTATCTCTTAACAATACACAATAAGAGTATAATGCCATGACCTCATAAACGTGTTCTGTGACATCCTCGCCACGCTGGTCGATGTATTTGAAACACTTTCCAGGTCTGATGAAGTACCTTGCGCATACATACGCTTTTGTTCCGAATCTTACGCTTGCGCTACTCATTTGTGTTCCTCCTGCATTTTCTCACACCGTTCAAACTCGATTACCCAGACCCACGGTGATGCATTCCAGTCATAGCGGCCAAGGTCAGATTTCTTGATGGTGCTATTCCAGAGATTTTCCCATTCTTTTAACGCAATCTCCATATCTCCGCAGTGAACAGCTGCGGAAGAGAGTCCCTCATTGCGAATATCATCAGCAGTGATCTCCTGTAGCCGCTCCACCCTAACATCCGTAACCTTCAGCCAGATTCTCGCCGCTTCTTTCGGCATGTGGATGGATGGTTTCCACGGCTCTTCTACGTCTTCAGAATTTGCAATGCTAGCCTTATATCCATAGTGTTCTTCCAGATGGCATCCTTCACCTTTTCCAACCCGCTTTGTATATCTGTGCCAAGTTTCCCGAACATACAGAATGTCTCCTGGCTTGTACGGTGGAATCAACTGATTTTCGAACATTCTCTCATCTTCGTCATATTCATATATCCCGGTAAATGAGCCGTCCGTTCTTTTCGTAACGTAGAACCCACAAGCGTCTTTTCGTCTGGTTTTTACCACCCGCCGTGTGCATGTCTTTCTTCCGTCCATGATTGCCCGAACCATATCGGTATTGAATAAAATAGGCTTAATTGCCATCTACTCCACCGCCTTTCACGATTTCAATTGCTTTATCAATTGTATTTGCAATATTTTCGTAAGCACAATCTTTATCTACATCGCCTGTATTTGCAATTGTTAAGAAGTATCTCATTTTTAATTCTTTTAACTGCTCAACAACCTTATCAACATCAAAAGATGTCGGCTGTTCGTCAATAACTGCACCTATTGCAAAATCCATATCCGAATTTCCAAGAGAGTCAATTATTTTGTCTGCATCAATCAGTCTGCTCATATTCTATTCTCCTAACTGTTTTAAAATTTCTTTTGCAATTTTATTGCTTTCCTGCATGGAAATTCCCCATCCATTATATTTTCTGTGGCATTCATCACAGTTCCATTCATCACTATCACTTTCTTTAATTTCGCTATTGAATCTGCAATTATCGCAATACATATGATCGAGAGTGCTATAAATGATGCTTGCAATATCGTCTTGTTTGCTATTAGCATCGTCTACGTGTTTCTGCTTAGTTAAATATTCAAACGCTCTCAGCTCATTTTTCCCGACCCATTTAATCCATGCACCGCAATCCCCGCAATACAATCCCGTATTATTCCCAACTTTCTTGACAAAAAGGTTTTTACTATTGCACTTTGGACATTTATATTCTTTCATTTATTTTTCCTCCCATACTCCCAATAACCGCATTCTCTCATACAGTACAGCGACGGTCTTGCGCCGGTATCCATAAAAGTCCTTCGGATTCATCGGGATATATCTTTCTTTGCTGATTTTCCTATAGCTTTTCCGGTGTAAGATATTCTCGATAACCATATCCGCTATCACCGTGTTTTTCGGGCAAGCTGACAAGGCGGCACCGGAAAGCAGGTATCCGTACTCTGCCGGGAAGTCTTTCAGCATCGTATTCAGTTTTTCTATATCCTCTGCCGGAATACCGTAGTCTTTCAGCTTTTTATT